ATTCTCGGAGAGTAACGTCAGAGACTCCGAGTTGTTTTCTAGCTTCTTTAGATTTGACATAAGTTACCATAAACAATTTCAATTTTTGTATACTATAAATTTGTTATTTGTTTATAACATTTTTTTTCAGAAAAAAAATAAGAGAAAAAATAAAACTTTTATAGAAATTTATAAATATTAGTTTACTAGTAAAAACACCATCATAAAATTTCGTGAAAGCTCTTCCAAAGATTGTACTAATAAAGAAGATGAAAAATTCTGTACATTATTTCCTAAAACTCAAGAAGAAGTAACTACAAATACATCTAAATATAATTTTATAAATGAAGAGAGTTTAAAAGATATGCTTCATCCATCATTTAATGATAATATAGACTCAAATAATTCAAATTTTTTATTTAAAGTAGGTGAATTACTTCAAATGATTCAATTATATATTATTATATTATTTAATAATATGATTATGTTATTAAAACAACCTTTTTATAAAAAGGTTGAAGATGAAAATATTATTGATAAATATAATAAATTTATAATTGAAAGGAAAAGTTGTGAAAGATGTCTTAATTCATTTAATTGTAAATGTGAATCTGAATATATAAAAAAAATAATAGACATTTCAAAGTATAAAATTGAAGATGATATAGTTAGAGCTAATCAAGTAGAAATATTAAACTTAGTTAATTCATGTAAGTATTGTAATACATTACTTGGTCATTGCGGTTGTTTCGATAAAAATCGCGGAAAAGAATATGAAGCTATAATTAAAGCTAGAGATAAAAATTATAGTAATTCAATATAACAATTGCAATAAAATATTTCATTAATTTATTTTTTATTGCAATTGTTATATAGATTATTTAAGGTTTATTTTTAGTTATAATTAGAATAAAAAAATAATCAAAAAAACATAAAAGTATAAGAACTATAAAAAATATGACAAAATTATCACATGAAGATGAATTTTTACAACAAATGATGGGTAATGATGATTCATATAACTTTAATGCAACACCTATACCAGCACCCTCTCCACAAAGGCATCAACACCAACAACAAAGGCCACAACTTAAACAATTGCAAGTTTTACTAAAAAGTGATAGCCGATTGAATGATAAATTATTGGACTTTTTTAAAAGAAATCTAAAAAAAATTAATAGTTGTGGTTATATTTTTGAATGGATTGTTGTATATGAAGATGAAATAGAATATTATGAATCGCAAGATATTAATAAGTTTCCTGCTCTTATATTAGAAGATGGCGTCGCTTTTGGTTTAAATGAGATTAAGATGTCATTAAACGAACTTGTTAATCCAAAGGTAAAACATGTTCATGTAAATAGAAATGATAATCAACCCCGAAGAAATGATCAAAATAATCATGGTAATCATGGGAGTCAACGTCAAAATAACCCATCGGAAAGCACAGGAGATGTATTTAGAGATTATTTGATGAATGATATTAATAAAAATGGTGAAAAATGTGATGAGGTTAATGAAAATGATGATTTTACTAATAGTATCCAAAGAAGAATGACTGCATTTTCTAAAACACGAAAAGAATTAGAAACTAAAACAAACAAAAAAAATGTTAATCTAAATGGTAATGGTAATACTTATGATGATGAGGATGGTAATGATAATGTAAATCACCGTAGTGGTGGACGACAGAATGGCGGTGATAGTAGTAATGTTATGGATATTGTAAAGCAGGTGAATAAAGGTTCACAAGAAGATGATATGATGACTAAGTTTTGGGCTAATCAGGAAGAATCTGAATATTAAACTTATGATTTTATAGAAAAGTTAGTTATAAAAGAATTCATCTGCTTCTGAAGCAGAATCATTATCAGGATCAATAGAATATATATGTGGAATTTTATTCATATTTTCTTTAAGAATTTTATTATCTTTTTTTATTGTTTTTATATCATAATTACTACAATCATATTCAAAAACTTTACATGCATGCTTTCTTAGTTCATCATTATCATATACTTTATCTTTAACTTCTTTAATATATTCTTCTTTATTGTATCTTTCTATATGAGATAATTTTTTAATTTCCTTTGAAATAGTTTTTTCTGTTATAACTTTAGATATAACTTCATATATGAAGTTATAAAAAGTCCGAATCCCTTCATTTATATATGGAGCTAATACTTTATTAAAGTCTATCAATTCTACTTTTTTATTATTTTGAAATATAACAATTCCATAAAATCCATCACTTTGTTTATGATAATAAATAAAACGTTCATTTGGCCTATTTGGACTATTAAATATAGTATTAATTACAAATTCAATAAAAGTATCTTGTTCTGTTGATAATTTAAACATTGTTATCATTTTCTGTTTACGTTTATCTTCTTTTCTTTTTCTATTTAAATTTTGTCTTTGACCTATTATTATTTTTTCTGGAGTTAAACCAGTTATATCATATTCATTAAACTTATTGATTTCTCTTTCAATACAATATTCCATAGTTTTGGAAAGTAATGATGGTACATCGTTTGTGCTATATTTAGTCTTTCCTAAAAAGTTATTTTCTAGATTCATAGTTATTGAATCAATATTAATTATAGTATTATTATTAATTGTTATGTTGTTTGTATTTTTATTATCTAATTCTTTAAGTTCCAATGAAACCTGTTTACGTTTTTCTAAAGTCTCTTGAATCTTTTCTTGTTTTTTATCATTTACTTCCATTTGAAGTAGTTTATTTTTCTCCATCTTTTCTACTTTGATGACTTCTACTTTAATAGTTTCTTCAGATCGAATTTTCATAATTTCAATCTGTTTTTCTTTATCTATTTCTGTTAGCTTTATTTTACCATTCATTTCTATTTCTTTAAGCTTAATTTTATTTTTTTCTTTTTCGTCTTTAATTTTATCTTCTTCTAATTTAATTTTCTTTAATTCTAGTTGAATTTTTAGCTTTTCTAATTCATTATCAACAATATTAATATTATTAGTATTATTAGTATTATTCATATTATTCTTTTTGAAATTGATATCATTAGGATAAATAATTGATATTGTATTAGTACTTTTTAATATTTCATCATTAAATTTACATAAATACTTCTTATTAATATGTGCATCATATGATTTGCGATTTGTAAATGTTTTATTACATCTATAACATGCTAGCAAAACATTACATGAAACTTCACGGTTTTTATGGTTATTTAATAAAAACTGAGAAGTGAATATTTTTTTACAGTCATAACATTTATATACCATATAATTAAACATTTATATAAATGTTTAATATAAATTTTTATATATCCATTTACTTAATATTAATCTATTTTTCTTAATAAAAGTAAATGGTTATTTTTATAGTAAAATAATATCATTACCATATAAAATTATATTTTGACGATCTAAAAACATATCATCAAAATAATAAAAGTTATAATATTTAAATTTACTATTTCAAAGATTCTATATACAATTATATATAAAGTAATTACTTTATATTAATAAAAATTTAAAATTGCATTTTTATGATATTAAAAAAAACTTTTACTAAAACTAGTGTAAAAAAATATGTAGCTTAAAAAAATTTTGATTTAAAATTTTTTTCATATTCTCCAGGAAAAAATAAATCTAAAAAAATTTTCAGATTTAGTAAAAAAAATATTTTCACAAAACTGTAAATTATCTAATATATTATCTAAGTAAAAAAAATGTTACTTAATATAAATATAATAATATCCTTTAAGACTATTTCAATATTAAAAGACACTCGAATAGTCTTAAAGGATATTATTTTTAAATTGATTAAACTCCAACTTAGCATTATACTTGATAAATTGTAAAAATTTTTTATATATCTTACTCTATAAAAAATGTATGTTTATGGTATTAAAAAAAATTTTCGACTAAATCTAGGATAAAAAAGTATGTAGCTTGAAAAATATTTTCACAAAACTGAAAATTACCCAATATTTCTTTACAGTTTTTCTGTATGTATTTACTTAATAATAATCTATTTTTTCTTAATAATAGTTAATTTAAATTAACTATTTAAAATATTGCATATACATTTATATATGAGGTAATTACTCCATATTAATAAAAATTTAAAATTGCATTTTTATGATATTAAAAAAAATTTTAACTAAAACTAGGATAAAAAATATGTATCTGAAAAATTTTCTAAATCAAAATATTTCCCATATTTTACGGAGACAATATTTATTTAATCTTCAACTTCTGAATCGGAATCATCCGAATCATTATCTAAGAATTGAATATAATAAGAATCTTTAGTACAAATTGGACATTGTGATAAATCATGAAAATTATTTCTACAAAAATCAATCATATCAGATATATGTAGTAATTCTGCAAGAATTTTATCGACTTTATCCATTTTTTCTTCATAGTCTTCATAAGTCATGTCGGCATCATAACCATCATCTTTACTACAAAATGGACAATTTTCAATATTAATATTGCTATTTTCGTTATATTTTTCATTTTGATGAGTATAAAGTAAACCTACATCAATTTCAAGCAAGTCATATTCTTCTTGTTTTTTATCAATACTATCTTGTAGTTTTTGAAGTTTAGTCATATATTTTATTATATTATTCAGTTTTTTATGTTTAAATAGATCTCATTTCAGGTATAAGATATTTCATTCCAAGTATCTCAAATAATTTCTCCTCATTATCCTCTGAAGTATTAATTCGTTTTTTACCTCGGAAAATACCATTCTGATTTAGCAATAATCCCATTGACTTTGCACGAGCTCTCATTCGAATATTATTCTCTTTACTTCCTGTAGAATATAATAAGTATGAATAGAAATTATCCTGGTTTGTAATAAAGATATCACACTTGTATTTAAGTTCACTATTATCACTATAAGGCTGAATTATCATTGAAACTTTATCTTCACCATTTGCATAAATCCAAAGGTTATCATTAAATGTCTTTTTTAAATATGTTAGATATCCTTCAATAGTTTTACCAGAAATAGGAAGAAATAAAATATCAATATCTCTACTGAATGGTTTCTTTCTTCTATAAGATCCAACCAACACCGAATTACCTTTAGAAAAACTAACTAATTTTGATTCTATTTTCTTAATATCTTCATGTGCAATATATCTCAAGGGGTTGTGTGTAATTACCATTTGGGTATCAGTATTAAGCATTGAATACCATTTTTTACTATGTAGTTGTTTGATATCAGTTAGTCCTAATTCTACTAATTCCTGTGCCTTTTTTACACCAATTCCAAGAAGTGAATCAAGTTGATATTTTAATTTGTTCTTATTCCTAGCAATATCTATTTGTTTTATTTCAGACTTTGGTATTATCTCAGACATTAGTTTAATTAATTTTGTTTCCATATTTTCTGTTAATTCTAAACTTTTTATTTTCTTTTCAGTTACTTTTTCATTGTCTGAAAAGGACTCTGATAACTTTCTCAAAACATTATTATATGCAATTATGATATATCGTAAAGTTGGTATTTTAGATTTTTTAACATCATCTAATAGTTTGTTAAATAAATATTCTAATTCATAAAACTTCATATTTTATGATTTTTTTACTTATAATTATACTTTTGTAAAGGTTTTTATTTAATTTTTTAATTAAAAAATTAAATAAAAACCTTTACAAAAGTATAAAGACATAAAATGGCTGAATACATTGGAAAATCGCTATTAGGAAGAAATTTTGTACAAGATACAAATAGTAATTTTATAAAAATTGATGGAGTTGCAATTGGTGAAAGTTCTCAATTCGGATATAATACACAAAATGGACAAATTGGTGATTTGGTAAATACTGCATTAGGCGATTCTAATATTGTTGTGATTGTATATGATTGGGCAAATTCAGTTGGTTATTTCAAATCCGGTTTTGATTATAAGAATCCATCTGATTCTAATTCAGATAATAAGGCTGACTTTACTTCTTATATAATAAAAAGTAGAGCGCCAGCATTAAACCCTGTTTCAGCTCCTATCCCCATTCTAGTACCACAACCAATACCAACTCCAGTAGTACAAGCACCGGTTGTACCATCTCCAAAAAGCTTAGTTGGTCAAAAACTTTATAATCAAACATTTAATCAAGATACAAATCAAGCATATGTAAATATTGTAGGTGTAGTTTTAGGAAACTCTAATCAATTTGGACATGATGTTAAAAATGGAGATATCTCAACGATCTTAAATGATACAGTTGGTGATTCTACAGGATTTGTTATCCTTTATGATAATGTTAATAAAGTTGCATATAGAAAATCTGGATTTAATCTATCAGACCCTGATGATTCTAGTCTTGCACCAAACTTTACTACATATATTCTGCAATCAAAAGTATCTCAACAAAATCTAGACTTTTTTATGAAAGGTTCTAAAGTATCACAAAATGTATCAGTTAATGGATTTGTTAAAACTAATGGAGCATCTTTAGAACTTAATGGAAAACCATTTAAAGCAGTTGGATTCAATGCATTCTTTATGGGATTGTTACAAGAAACTGGAACTTATCCATCACATGCTCAAGTTACAGAGGTTATGATTGCAACCAAAAAACTCAATGCTAACACTATCCGATCACATACTCTAGGGTGCTCATCACAAAGTCAAAATGCACTATTAAATGCAGATAATAGCTTTAATCAAACTGCATTTGAAATTATTGACTTTGCTCTTTTACAGGCAAAACGATATAGTATCAAATTAGTCCTTCCTCTAACAGATGCATATAACTATTATAATGGATCTTATCAAACATTCTGTAATCCAGATGGAACCCCAAAGGATCAATTCTTTACGGCTCCTGGTCCAAGACAACAATTTAAGAACTATATTTCAAAATTCCTTAATCATGTAAATCAATATACGGGTGTTGCAATCAAAGATTCTATTGAAGTTGGTTTTATTGAACTTGGAAATGAGCTTGGTAATATTAGACCTAGTAGTACTAGTACTGCCATTCCAACACAAGAATGGCTTAATGACATTACTACATTTATCAAAACTATTGATAAGAATCATATTATACTCGATGGAACTGATGAAGCTTTAGGATCTACTCAGTCAAATGACTTTGCAGTTGCTAATATTGATTGCTATTCTGGACACTTCTATTGGCAAGATTGGAATCGGCTTAATAATGGTATTAATAGTGCTAAAGCTGCAAATAAGCCATATATTATTGGTGAATATGATTCTGGTTGGAATAATACTTGGTATAATGCACTTGAATCAAATTCAAATGTTTGGGGTAGTTTGGCTTGGTCCATTTATCCTCATGATGATGGTACTGAGAATGGAAATAGAGTTCCACATGGAGATGGTTATACAATTTGGTATGATAACAAAGATTCTACTAATACTAGCAAATTAACATTCTTAAGAAACCACTTTCGCCGAATGCAAGGGTTGGGAGAAATTGCAAATCCTTTCATTTAGACGAGCTATGCTCGTCTTTTTGTTTTAGTCACTTCGTTCCTAAAACGTCGCTCCGCTCCTGGAGTAATTAATTTTTTATATTTGTTAAATTATAGTACTATAATTCCTATAGGAGCGAAGCGACCTTTTACGAAGTAAAAGAAAAAGACATGACAAAGTCATGTCTAAATAAAATTGAATTTTTTTCTCTAATAAAACAGTTTGTTAAATAAAAGGTAAAAAAATGTCCCAAAATATATTAGTTCCTGACTTACATTGCGATTTCACTGATTGTATATACTATTCAAAAAGTAAGTATAATCTTAAACGTCATGTTGATAATATGCATAAAGGATTTGTTTCTAAATTAGTTAATAGTCTTATTCTTACTAAACCAGCAAGGAAACCTGCTAATAAACCTTATAGTCAAAGGAAAAAAGACAATGTAAGTGAAGTACAAAAAAATATTAATATTATGCAATATAAATGCGACTTTAAAGATTGTGAATATGTAGGAAAGTTTATTAATTTTAAAAATCATGTTAGAAGAATTCATATCGGATATACTTCACCACTTATTGAAGAAACTAAAATTAATAATAAGAAAATAAAAAAACTTAAAAGTAAAAAAACTACAAAAACTATTGAAAGTATTGAAAGTATTGAAAGTATTGAAAATGTCGAAACTCATTCTATTGGAATGACTGATGCAACTGATGTTGAAAATATGGAAAATATGAAAACTATGGAAACTCACAGTATTAATGAATATGTAGGTCATAAGGTCACTACATTACATTTTTGCAATTATATAAACTGCAACTACATTACAAATAATACTATAGATATGTTTAAACATTATGAATTTCATAATGTAGTTTGGTGTAATAATAATGGAATTAATAATTATGTATTATAATGATTTGCGACTGCATCGCAATAAAAGCAATATAAAATTGAATTTTTTATATTATTAAAATAACTTTCTTGTAATCTAAAAAAAATGGTTAGAAATTATACTAAAAATGATACTATTAAATGTATATTTGAAAATTGTGAATATATAGGAATTGAAGATAATTTGCTGCAGCATATAAGAAAATTCCATAAATATGGAACACTAAAAAATAGAGCAATTGCAAAAGCTAAATTTAATCCTAGATTTCCAAATAATTATAATTGTGATTATGAAAATTGTAGATATAGTGGTAATGCAATAAATTTACATCGCCATTTAAAACGGTCACATAAAGGATTTATGACAAATGTAAATGCAGTTAATGAAATTAAATTGAGAAAACACAGTAAATCAAAAGATATAAATATCCATAAATGCAATTATAAAAATTGTAAATTTAGAACAAATAACAAAATTGTAATGCTCAAACATTATGAATTACATAATGCAATTTGGTGTGAAGAAAATGGTATTATTGAAAAATTACTATATTATTAGACGAGCTATGCTCGTCTTTTGTTTTTTGAGCAAAGCTCAAAAAATGTATATTCAAAGTATCTTTTTAGATACTTTTTTTAGTTATGTATTTTAGACAAAGTTTAAAATATATTAGACGAGCAAAGCTCGTCTAATAAGAAAAATTGAATTATTTTTTCCTATTTATAGAGTAGATGTCAAATACAGAGTGTTATTATAAATATTGTGAGTTTTCCACACATAACCAAGAAGTTATGAAACACCACTTGTTAAAACACAAAAGTGTTTTCAAATGTGATGTAATTTCATGTATGACAATTAGTAATGATTATAGCAGTTTCATAAAACATATGAACAAACATATTGAGGGAAAAGGAGACTGTTGTGTAAGAAAAGTTTATAAATGTAAAATTTCAAATTGTAATTATTATTCAGATAAAAAAGAGTATTATAAACTTCATAAAAAAATTCACAACTTATAATCTTATGGTTTTATGGTTTTATGATTTATTTATTTTTTTATATTTATCAAGGATATAATATATCCTATTAAAAAACATGTTTAATTTATTCGAAGGTTTAGGTTATGCAGTTGAAGATTTAGCTAAATTTATAATGTATTCAATAATACTAAATATTGTCTTAATTATTATCATCATAATCTTACTTACTAGTCAACCACAAAAATCATCTTTTGCCCAACTTAGCAAAACCCCTATTATTATAAAACCTATAGATACCTTAAATTCAGGAAATAGAAATACGACGTTAACCGGTCCTTTGACAAGATATACTGCCGCTTAAATTTTGAACATATAATTATTATTTTTTTTAAATATTACTAAAAAATATAAAAAGTAACAATATATATATATATAATGTATAAAATTACACTAAGTATCATTCTTATAATTTGTATTATATTAGTATTAACTAAACTAATGCATTCAGCTAAATCGACAGAAAATCTTATTGCTATTGGGATTATTAGTAACTCCAATAATGGTTATAAAAGTTATTCTAGAAATAAACTTTTATAATAAAATTTTATCAATAAAAATAACAAATATATATTTTTTGCTAATAATATATTATATTATACATTCCTTATTCTAATAAAAATGAATCCTATTAGCGAAGATGAAATTTGGGAAACTTCTATACCCATGATTCAAGAAGAATCTAGTAAAGTTTCCAAATATAATTTACCACATATTACTATTAAAGATTGGAATCATAAAGGTGATTTAAATGATGCAGTAACTCCTAGAGTCGGACATACATATCATCACCATAGGGCTTCAACAGATATCATAGATAGCAATTATAGTAATATGAAAACAGAAAGTCCTTATATTGAAAAACATGAAGAGAAAAAGAATTTAATGGCTAAACTGAAAGGAGTATTTACTGGAAAAAAAGGTGGGTTTTCTATTTATGATGAAAATAAAGGTATTAATTATGTAGCTATTGTTTCAATAGTCCTTATTATTATTATAATTTTTATAATAATATTATATGTTACAGGTGTGTTAAATCCTTCTGTTTCTGGTTTTGTTGTTGATGTAAATTCTAATCAAAAATTAGGCAATGGTATGCCTGATATTCCTGATACACCTATTAATAAAAAAGCTAGTGGTTGGAGAGTTTCTGGGTTTGTCGTCGACACAAAATCTGATACAAAATTAGGCAATAGTATACCTGATGTTCCTGCTACCCCTATTAATAAATATCATGGTAGTGGTCGCGTTTCTATGTTTGTTACTAATAAAAAATCAGATTTTGGATTAAATATAAATTCAGATAATGGTATACCTAATATTCCTAGGATACCTATTAATAAAGGCAGTAATGGTAATTGGATACTTTCGACTCATTAATAAATGTTAATAAATTTTTATTAAAAATTTATATTTTTTTATGTTATAATATAATGGAAGAGTTTAATAAAAATATTAAAACAATAGTAATAAGTATTATAATTGTTATACTTATTATAATTCTAATAATAGTATTATACTTTACAGGTATATTAACACATTCAGTTTCTAGTTTTGTTGTTGACACAAAATCTAATCCCAAATTAGGTAATAGTATGCCTGATATTCCTACTATTGATATTAAGAAATATCAACATGGTGGAGTACTTTCTCGCGCATAACAAAAAAAAATAATAAAAAATATTTTTTTAAACCCGTATATAATATAATACTATCAAAATAAAATGGAAGCTATTAATGAAGATGAAGTATGGGAAACGTCTATGCCTATGATTCAAGAAGAATCAAGTAAAATGTCTAAATATAGTTTGCCCCCAATCAATATTAAAGAATGGAATCATAAAGGTGAATTAAATGAAGCACAAACGCCTAGAAATGGTCATAATTATCATGATCACCGTAAAGCAACAGTTTTAATGCCACGACCTGATTTATCATTTATTAATACTCAACTTCATAATAACGAAAATGCATTTGATAATAGTTATTCTTCGATAGATGATGATATCCCAACTAGTCCTTACAAGCTTAATGATCATCATTCTGATTTTAGCTATATGGTAACTGATAGCCCTTATATTCAACATGAAAACAAAAAGGGTTTGGTCTCTAAACTAAAAAGAGTCTTTACTGGAAAGAAGGGTGGATTTTCTATATATGATGAACATAAGGGTATTGATTATACATTACTTATTACTATTGTTTCAATTGTTATTATTATCATTGTGCTTATTTTGTTTGTTACTGGTGCATTTTCTGCTGCACCTTCTACTTCAAACTTTATTAATGATAAAACATATCAACAATTAAATACATCTTGGACAAGGTCCATTCATTAATAAACTTAATAACTTATTAATTTTATTAAACAAAAATATATTTTTTGTTTGTACTATATACGCATATTAAAAAATGGAATCTGTTGATAAATATATTGATGAAGATGGAATTCCTACTAGTCCATATAAATATGGAGATCATCATGCTGACTTTAGTGCTAAAGTAAGAGAAAGTCCATATATTGATTATAAAACTCATGGAGAAAAAAAGAGTTTATTGTCTAAAATAAAAGGAGTTTTTACTGGGAAGAAAGGTGGCGACCTTCCAAATTATAACACTGTAAATTTAAATGATGATGATGGTAGCGATGCTCGAAGAATGCAATATGCTGGCTATTTTGCAGTAGCTGCAATTATTTTTATTATAATAATAATGATTTTATACTTTACCGGAGTAATTTCTACTTCTCATTCTACTTTTGTTGTTGATACAAAAACATCTACAAAATTAGGTAATAATATGCCAAATGTATCTGGAATGCCTATTAATAATAGTCCAAACAATTGGAAACTTTAGTTAAAAATTATTTTTGTTATAATATACTAATATAATAAAGATAATAATATACTAGAAAAAAATGAATACCGAACCTTTTCCAAGATATAGCGAAACAACTTTAAATAATGATAATGTTAGAGATAATGTTAATACTAATGATATCAAAGGAATATCATATGAAGTTTATATTATTACGTTCTCTATAATTTTTATTATCATTTTAATGATTTTATATTTTACTGGGGTAATTTCACCTTCACAATCTACTTTTGTTGTTGATACAACATCAACAAAATTAGGTAATGATATGCCTAATGTACCTGATATGCCTAAGTCTGATAATAAACCTAGAAATTGGAATCATTCAAGAACATAGAACATAGAGTTGTTTAGTAAAGCTGCTTAATAAAAGTCTGATTCATAATCTGAATCATATATTATTATGTTCGTTATATTTATTACAAATAATGATGATGTAGAAGTTATAACTTCTACATCATCATTATTTAATTTAGATATTGAATTTGTAGTAGCTTCTGTTGATGTAGCATCTATAGATGCTACATCAACAGAAGCATAATAAATGTATTTTTTTTCAACCTTTTCCATTTTTTTATTATATCATATGCAAAAAAATAAAATAATTAAATAGGGAATTAATTATTTTATTTTTATGATCTTGACTTTAATAAAAATAATTAATTACTATGCATTATGAAAATTAAATAATTAATCAATTAATTATTTATTATTTAATTGATTAATTATTTAATTATTTTTCGGATTATATAACCAATAAAATGTCACAAACACAGCCAGTTATTCCAGTCACAATGCAGTATGGAGGAGGAGAAGGGTCTTCAAGATACATGCATCACTTAGAAAACGAAATTCACCGATCTGCTGATCATATCAAGAATGATGTAGGTAGAACCGCTGAAAAGACACAAGACGATGTTTACCGTAGTGGTATAAAGACTCAGGCCGATGTTATTGATAGCGGATATAAAGTTCAAGCAGATGTAACTCGTAGTGCCACTAAGACTCAGGCCGATGTCGTTGATAGCGGATATAAAATTCAAGCTGATATTCAAAGAACAAGTGATCACACTCAAGATGGTGTTCACCGATCTACTGATCAAATTCGAGGAGATGTACAAAGTGGAACCGCATTTATTCGTTCTGATTTGAATGCTGATACTGCAAATATCATTGCCAATCTTAATGCCCAGGCTAATGCCGACCAAGCTCAAATTCGAGCAAGTCAAGTTGAGTCTCGTCAATCTACTGAACGTAATGCCGACTTTCTTAAGAACTCTACAGATAGAAACTTTGACTTTGCAGCTAATCAGATTTACCAAACTTCTACTGCTGGTCTCCTTGCAACTCAAAACACTTCTACTCAGGGTCTTCTCGCTACTCAGAATACATCTACTGCGGCTCTACTTGCAACTCAAACTGCATCTACTGCAAATATCTTAGCAACACAGACCGGAGCTACTGCAACTCAACTTTCAGTCCAAAACACTGCAGCTGATATTAAAACTGGACAAAATGCATTAGGTGTTCAAGCGGCAGGTCTTGCAGCTAATACTAATCAACTTGTATTGACTCAGGCGCAAGCTGTTCTTTTGGGTCAGAAGGATCGTGAAGTTAATGCAGCTAAACAAGCTGCTCATCTTCAGCTACAAGCTGCTGACTACAAAGCAGCATCATCTTTGCAAGCTTCTGAAAATACTAAACATATCGAACTTCAAGCTTCTGAAAATACTAAACGTATTGAACTCCAGGCTGCTAATTATAAGGCATATCTTGAAAATCATATTACTAAGACTGCAGCCGATGGAATTCTCAAAACTGCTGAAACAGGATGCAAGATCATGGAGAAGCTCGCAGAATGTTGCTGTGAAGCTAAAATGGGTAATGCTGCTACTCAGGCGCTAATTTTGCAAAACGGAGGTGCAACTCAGAACACAATTCAAATGGGACAGATGGCAGCGCTCCAACAGCAACTTGTTAATAGTCAACAAGAAGCTTTGATTGCAAAGATATTAGCTGGAAAGCCTCTAGTTTAGAAAGTTTTAATTTAAATTAAAACTTATAATAAAAATCGATAAAAAATGAAAATTAACATAATTTTAATAAAATAGATAGATTGGACTCGGATCTTCTAAGATATCATTATCTAAATTTTTCAATGTATTTTTTATGTTTTTTTTGCAAAAAAAACATAAAAAATATAATATAATAAATATAAAACCATAAATATAATATAAAATGGATACTACATATAATACATATCAAGAAACTTCACCATATATAACTAATGATACTTCATCTTCAAGAGAATCAACTCTTCATGAACAAAACCCATATGTTACTTATGGATTTTATGTATTTGTAATTATTATAATTTTATTAGTCTCATATTACATCCTTAAATCAACCGGAATAATAAAAGAACCTTATCTAAATGCTTCTGATAGAAGTGACCCAGCAGTTGATGATAATATTCTAACCCAAAAAATTGAACAATTAAATAAAATGCAATCTGAAAATATCCACTCTTAAGGGATTTTATGCTTTTTTCACAAAAAGCATAAAATCTTTAAATCAATCTTAATGGTTTAGTTGATTTAAAGATTTTATGCTTTTTGTGAAAAACGCCCAAAGCACAAACAAAAAAAAATGAATTTTTTCTCAGATAAAAGCAATGTTTCAATATATTAAAAGTTTCGTTTATTCAGCTCCAGTATCAAAACATACTAATAAAATAGTTATTAGTAATAGTATTAAAGAAATTCATAATGAGTTAATTAACATATTGGACTTTCCAATATTAGTATGTGATGATGGACATGTTGCAAAGTATACTCGCTTTTCTCATTATTGGACAATTACTAAAGATACTTTGAAACATGAATTTTGGACGGGTCGTGGATTTGTATCAGAAGATAATTATCCTATTACTACTTATCATATTTCTCCATGTAAGAATGCAATGTCTGGTTCAAATATTAATATTAGTATTAAAGAAATTCAGAATAAGTTGATTAACTTATTGGACTTTCCAGTATTATATGTTTGTATTCAAAAAGACAATGTTTATTATTATAGTTTGAATAAAACTGAAAACAGTATAAAAAAGGTTTATTCACATAATTGGAAAATTAATAATTATACTTTGAAAGATGAATTTTTAATTTATTCAGATTTAACTGGAAAGCATGATGTATGTTATTCTATGAGTTATCCTATTTCTCCATGTAAGAATGTAAAATCTAGTTCAAATATTAGTATTAATATTAGAGAAATTCATGATAAGTTAATCAATTTATTGAAATTTCCAGTATTACAACATGATAATGGATATAATAGCGGTAATAAAGAATATTATATGTATATATACTCTCTAGCAAAAAATGAAAGACCGGGTATACATTTCTATTCCCATTTTTGGACAATTAGTAAAGAGAATTTGATACAAGAATTTCTGGTAGGTGATAAACATGGTTCACGAGCAGTTTATCCAAGAATTTATTATAACCTTGACCTTTCTATTAATTCATCTTTAGCATATAATGCGTTATCGTTTCCTAATGTAACACATATGGACATTACTTTTACCATTGATAAAAAACCATTGTCATGTTATATAATTGATAAGTATATTTTGAAAGAATTGACTATGGAAGAATTAAAGCTTTATATTTTAAACAAGTATAAAGAAAAATATATTGATAAAAAATCTGAACATTATTTTGATCTTCAGAGATTAAATGATACTGTAATTGTTTCATTTTCGTTTCGCCATTTCAATTCTTCTGATATTATGGAAATTTATAAAGTTAATGATGAATTATTTGCAGAAATTAAAACATATTTGGAAAATTTATTCTCTAATTATGAAAAGACTTCGTGGTATAATATAGGTCTTGAAGAAAGCAATCAAAAATATAGTAAGTATGTTGCTGATTTGTTAAGTTTTTGAGGTTTTGGTTGTTTTAGTATCTTATATTAGATGTTGATTTGCAACATCTTTTTTTTATATTGCGACTTTCTAAAATAGCCAATAGGCGCGTAGCGCCGTTTTAGGAACGAAGTGAATAAAACAAAAAGTCGTTGCAAAGCAACGACTAATAAAAAAAATTGAAATTTTATTCTAAAGAAAATACTAAGTCATATCATTATAATATCAATATAAGATTAATATGACTACAGAAAAAGATAAGGATACTGAAAGAGAATTTCAACAAAAATCTCAATTAGATCATTGTAAAATACGACCAGGTATGTATATTGGTTCGGTTGAACTAGATACTATTCCTATGTATGTGATGGAGGAGGATAAGTTTATACTTCGTGAAATACGATTCACAACTGGTTTATTAAAAATCTTTGATGAAATATTAGTTAATGCAACAGATCATCATACTAATCATCCAAAGCTTGTAAAGAATATTAAAGTAACATTTGATATTAAGACTGGTGAAATGTCTGTAGAAAATGATGGCCCTGGTATTTCTATTGTTGAAGTTGATACTCTACATGATGGAAAAATGTATAAGCCTCAGGCAATATTTAGTCAATTCTTAAGTGGTGATAATTTTGATGATGATAAAACTGATAAATCAAAAGATTTCAAGGGGCGCATAGTAGGAGGACAAAATGGTTTGGGAAGTAAAGTTACAGCTGCATTCTCTAATTATTTCAACTTTGAAACATATGATGATAAACGAGGTATCTTGTATAAACAGGAATTCAAAGATCGTCTTACTACTATTATTCCACCAGTATTAAAAGAATGTAAATCCCAAAGTTATACTAAAATTACATTCTTGCCAACTTATAAAGCATTTGGTTATAAAAAGTATACTGAAAAATATGGAAATGATATCTTTAAGCTTGTTCAAGCAAGAGCATATCATACGGCGGCATTTGTTGGAAAGAATTGTGATATTTGGTTTCAAGGTGAAAAGATCACATTTCCAGAAATTAAACCACTTTTCCAAACATATGCAGAAATGTATTTAACAAATGAGTGGGGAAGTTATTCAACAACTCTAGTACACCCAAAAAGCAAAGCATTAAATCTTGAAGTTATTATTGGAATTTCTGATGGTCATTTTAGAAATAGTTCTATTATTAATGGAATATCAGTTTATCAAGGTGGTAATCATATTAAACATATAACAAATGAAATTGTTCAAAATATTATGCCAAAGATTGAAAATATTACTGCGGCAATTAAAAACGAAAAGAAAATTCACCCAACAATCATTTTGAATAATCTCTTTATCTTTGTCAAAGGTTCTATTCCAGATCCAAAGTTCGAATCTCAAACAAAATCTTTACTTAATAATCCACTTGAAACCTTTAGCGATTTTAAATTCAAAGCTAATGAATGGAAGCCTATTTGGTCATTACTTGAACCACATATTATGGAAACCCTTATTGGAAAACTTAAAGACAAGTCAAAGTCTCGAGTAACTCGTGGTAAGATTATGTTAAAGAAAGGAAGCGATGCAGAATTTGCTGGTGATAAAAAAGAAGCACATAAATGTATGTTATTTATTGCCGAAGGAGACTCTGCTCTTGGTCTTATTGATGATGGTATTAATCATGAAAAAACTACATTACAAAGAAATTATTGTGGGACTTATAGTATTCAGGGTGTACCAATTAATGCACGTAAAGAAATAGCAACAATCCCAGATGTAAAAAATAACACATTTATCCGAATTCGAAATGAAAAATTACAAAGCAACAAGCGATTTGAAGAACTTGTTAAGTTATTAGGTTTGGATTATGAGAAAAAGTATACATTTGACTCTGCAGAAGGTGAGAGAGAAATGAAAACTCTCCGATATGGAAAAGTTATTGTTGCAACAGATGCCGATGTTGATGGTAAGGGTCAAATCTTTGGGCTTCTTTTAAACTTCTTTACACTCTTTTGGCCAGATCTTATTAAACGCGAATATATAACTAGATTTAATACTCCAATTATTAGAGCGTTCCCAAATAATAAAAAAGACTTTGTAATGGAGTTTTATTCGATCAATCAATTTGAAATGTGGATCGAAGATAAATTTAATGGTAGTCAGGAAGATGCAAGTAAGAAATATAGTATCAATTATTATAAAGGTCTTGCCGGTAATGATACTAATGAAATTGTACCAACTTTCAGTAATTTTGAACGCAAACTTACAACGTATAGTTATGATGAAAATGCTCATAATAACCTAGAAGTATATTTTGGAAAATCAACCGATGATAGAAAAGAAGTGTTAGCAGTTCCTATTTCAAAACAAGATATATTGGATTGTGACAAATCTAATACGGTTAGCATAAGTGCATTTCTTAAAACAGATGTAAAAGAATTTCAACGTGACAACATTTTAAGAAAGCTTCCGCATATTATGGATGGACTTGTTCCTAGTAGACGTAAATCGTTATTCTCAGCAAAGCGTAATGCAAAGATGCAATCTGAAAAGATTAAAGTTGTAAACTTTACTGGATATGTTATGGAAAATGCAGGTTATGAACATGGTGATGCATCTCTTAACAAAACAATTATTAAGATGGCTCAAACATATTGCGGTGCAAAGAATTTACCACTATTAACTGGATGTGGTAGATTTGGAACTAGATTTAAAGGTGGTAAGGATGCAGGATCTGCGAGATATATTTACATTAAGTCAAACAAAGATTTAATTAATACAATATTTCCGAAAGAAGATGATTGCCTTTTACCATATGTCTTTGATGATGGTAAGCGACTTGAACCAGAATATTATTGTCCAATTATTCCTATGGCAATTTTAGAAAGTATGCATATTCCTGCAACTGGTTGGGTAATTCATTTATGGGCTCGTGACTTTAGTTCTGTTCTTAAAAATGTTCGAAATATGATTACTGGTAAGTCTAAGAAATGTAAGAAGCTTGGAATTTGGATGCGTGGTAATAATTGCGATATCCGAGTTGCAAGTGATGGTAAAGAATACATGGTTGGTAAATATACTTATGATCAAAAGAAGAACATAATTACAATTACCGAACTTCCTATTTCAATCTTTAATGATAGTTATATCAAAAAAGTTATGCAAGGAAGTGATGGCAATTATATAAAAGAAGTTAAAAGTGTAGTAGATCATTCTAACTATGATGAAGTTAAAAATGTCGATAACATAAAGATTGAAGTAAAACTTATGCCAGGTGCAATGGAAACTATTAAAAATAAGTATGATATTGCATTAAAGTCTCGTAAAACTATGGCTTCTGTGGTATCTACGGGTCCCGTAGATACCACAGAAGTAAATAGTGATACAAATAGTGATACAAATAGTGTGGATGATTTAGATCTAGCAGATATTGCAAAAAGTTATATTGTTGATCCCCTGTTTGATCCAATTGAAGAATTCTTCAAGTTACGATTATGTATCAATTCAAATCTTAATGTTAAGAACACAAATGGAGAAGTATTGGAATTAAACTATTATGGAACTATTGTTAATATGTGGTTTGATGAACGAAAAAAGCTATATGAAGATCGTATTAAACGAATGGTTATTATTGCAAAGCTTTATATTAAATATTTGGAAAATATTATTAGATTTGTAAAGGAAAAAGATAGTATGAATATTACAAATAAAACTTCAGAAGATGATTTCAATAAAATTCTGAGTAAAAATAAGTTTTTACAATTTAATAAAACTATTCTAGATAAACCTGGATTTAATAAAACTGATGATCTCGAAAATCTTGTTCTTAATGAAGATGCATCTTATAATTATATTATAAATCTTACATATAAAAATATGCTGAAAGATTCAAATATTAAACGTGAAGTTGAATTAATTAAGAAAAAAGAAGAATTGGAGGAATTACTTTTAGATTATAATACTGAAGGCGATAGCTTCATTGGACAGAAGACTTGGTTACGAGAACTGCAAATCTTAGAACCTATTGTATTAAATGGAGTTAAAAATGGTTGGTCAAGTAAAAAAGGGCAACCCCTCTTTGACATTTAAATTTTTGGATTTTTGATCATTTTACTTTGTAAAATGATCAAAAATTACATAAGTATTATACAACGCATGATGCAGAGCATAAGAAATAATAACTGATACAATCGTTACAATATATTTTATCACAGTGAGCACACTGTTTATAATCATAATTAATATAATGAGAATTGTTGCAATTATTGCATTTTTTTGATAAGTCCTCTTCAATGTTTATATATTCACATTCATCAAAATTACCAAATACACATCCGATACAACTAGTATATTTACATTTCTTTAGAATAGGTGCTTCAATAATAGGTTCTACAATTAAATCCTCTGGGATTTCAATAGTCACTCCAGATGGAGTTTCTAAAACATTATCGTAAGATCTATTAAGTTGATTCAGTAGAATATCAATTCTGTTTCTAATATTAGAAAGCTCATTAATTATATATAATTCATTGTATGACATTTAATCAGGTATTATTTTTCATTTTTTAATCTTTATAATGTTTATTAGACGAGCAAAGCTCGTCTTTTTGTTTTAGTCACTTCGTTCCTAAAACGGCGCTACGCGCCTATTGGCGACTTTCTTTATTACAAGGTTTAAGATTTCAAAAGTGGTTATTTCCGAAAGTCGCCAATAGGCGCGTAGCGCCGTTTTATGAGTGAAGCGAAATAAAACATAAGCGACGAAGTCGCAATAAACAATATAAAGATTAAACTATTAATATAATAATATAAAATGCAAGTAGAAGATGATAATGTTTCAGTTGTAACTATTTGTATAGAAAATGATCATAAAGATGATTATATCCAAATAAGATCCTATAATAATAATGAGATTGGAATGTATGATGGATTATGTCATTATCTAAAACTTATGGGATGCGCAACAATAGCATCAATATTTATACTAATTATGATAATTTTAATGATATCTAGTCCTAGTCTAAGATAAAATTTATATTAAAAACAAGAATCAATGAAAGTCATAATAAAAATTGAATTTTTTATCTAAGTATATAAACATACAATAATAATATAAAAATGCAAGTAGAAGATGATAATATTTCAGCTGTAACTATTTGTATAGAAAATCATCATAAAGATGAATTTACAGAAAATAATAATACAGAAACTAATATTATAGAAAATAATAATACAGATGATTATATCCAAAGAATATCACATAATATTAATAATAATGAGATTAAGGATAAAATATGTGATAATTTAAAGTTTTACTTAATTATGAGTTTTATAACAATAGTCATAATATTTGTACTAGGTGTGATACCTTTTATAGTCAGGTAAAATAAATTTTAGAAATTATGATGTTTTTGAGCAAAGCTCAAAAACAAGAAGCGACGAAGTCCAATCAAGCAATAAAAAAATTGAATTTTTTTTTATCTAAGAATAAAAAAGTATAATAATTAAGAAATACCAAAGTATGGCTTCAGATAAGCGAGATTTTGTTAATTTTGAAGAGTTCCCAGGAGGTATCAATGGTGATAAAAATTTATATGAAATGCCATCATTATATAAAACAGCAAGTACTGGTAAAGCACGTGAATGGACTATATATTGTAGACTTATTAAAAGTGATTCAAAGGATCAGGAATTAACAAAGAAACAAAATTGGAACTTAATGGCTGAAAATGAAGTAGTTCTTAAAGATGAATGGGTGCAAAACAAAGCTAAGATCCCAGAAGGTATTATTGCTGAAGTCTGGTCCGAAAGTGGTTTAGTAACTGGAATGATGTCTCGCAGTGCAGCAACTTATATTGAAGTTCCAAAAAATATAAATAAAAAGAATGAACGTAATGTATTACAACAAGCTCTTGTTACTATGCGTAGTAAATATCTTAAAAAGATTGACGATGGTTCAATTACTGAACTTGTTAATCTTAGCAATGATTTAGTTCTAACAAACAATACTAAATTCTATCCAATGCTTGCAAAAAAATATGAAGATTTTAAAGGCAAGATAACATATCCTATGTATGTACAACCAAAACTTGATGGAAATCGTTGTATTGCATTTCTAGATAAAATCATTAACCCAACATATGTAAATGTTATTATGTATACTCGTAGCCATAAAGAGTATGATAATAATGAAGTTAATATTAATATAAAAAAAGCTCTATTACCTATTTTAGTTAATGGTTATGATAGAGCTCATGATTGCAGTATATACTTTGATGGTGAGTTATATATTCATAACCAATCACTGCAAAAGATTAATTCTGAAATTCGAAATACAAAAGATAAATCTACAATCCCTCTTCAGTATCATATTTATGATCATTTCTATCCATGGTATGAATCTGAGGGGTTTGCATTCCGAAATAAGAAATTAGACTTTATCTTAAAAAACCTTAGTCCCGATAGTTTGGTAAAACATGTTAAGGCAGAATTGGTTAATAATGAAATTGAAAATGAACAATATTACAAGGATTGTCTCAAACAAAATTACGAAGGGTCAATGATAAGATCTGTTGATGGGCCTTATTTAAAATCTGCTACTAAAAAAAGTGAACAATTGCGTTCAAAGGATCTTTTGAAATATAAACCAACTTATGATGATGAATATGAAGTTATTGGATTTAAAGAAGGTGATAATGGAAAAGAAATTGGTGCAGTTATTTGGATTTGTAAAACTCCAGATGGACATGAATTTAGTGTAACACCTAATATGCCATATAAAGAACGATATGATATTTATAAAGAATGTATATCTATATTTGATTCTAAATATAAAAATCGAATGATGACCGTAGAATATGGGGGATTGTCTGATGCAGTAATTCCATTACGATTAAAAGCTATTGGATTTCGTGATTACTTATGATCGCTTATGATTTTTAATAAAATTATTATTTTTAATATTTTTTTAATTAAAAAATACCATAAATATACATAAAAATAATGGAATCCGAATCTAATATTCATGTCGCTTTATGCGTAATTATTGTTATTTGCTTTATTGTTATTGCTATGAGTTCTTATAAATCCGCTTTCGGTTCATCATATATGAGTAATTCAGATTATATATCCGATCCTAGCTCTGCTATCGGAAAAGCTAATATTAGATTTGCGGGTGAATCATCGCAACAAGGTCTTGCACCCTCGTCAGGATTTATTGGTTCTGGAATTAATGAACCTCCAGTCTTTTATAACACTGGTTCGTTTGAAGATGTTAACAAAGCATTACAGAAGGCAGTTTCTGTAAAAGAAAATCTTGTAGGAGCATATGGAGTAAAAATTATTCCAGGTGGTGGATATAAAGCTCCACCACCCCCTCCACCAACAACTACTACACCAACAACTTTAGTATCAACCTATGATACTAATAGTAGAAGGATTATTACTAACCCAGGTATTTCAACTTTATCACGACGTTAAAAGAAGATATATAAGCATCTAAAAATAAAAAAAGAAATGACCTAAACTTTAATTATAATAATTAAAATATATTTTTTTTTAATTTTTTTATTTAGATGATTATATATAAAACATATAATGGAATCTGAATCTGATATTCACCTCGCTCTATTTGTAATCGTAGTAATCTGTCTCATTGTTATTGCTATGAGCTCATATCAATCTGCTTATGGTTCGTCATATATGACTGGACAAGTAACGGATTATGTGTCTAACCCAAGCTCCACTGTTGGAGCTGCTAACCTCAGATTTGCTGGTGAATCTTCACAACAAGGACTAAAAGGATCTTCTGGATTTATTGGATCTGGAATGAACGAACCACCTGTCTTCTATAACACTGGATCATTTGAAGATGTTAATAATGCTCTTCAAACTGCATCTAAGCAAGCTGAAGGATTCAAAGTCGGAAATTCCCACTTTGTAGGATCTGCAGATACCGTATCTAATGCTAAAGTTATCAAAACTGCTGTAGATTATACTAACCTTGAAGCATTTGCAGGAAAAGGATTTTAAATAATCAATATATTACATATTGTAAAAATATAAAAAAATAAAGAATATCATTCTTTTTAATTTTTTATATTTTATTTTTTTTGTAGTTATATAACTATATAACTACAAAAAAATAATGGAATCCGAATCTGATATTCACCTCGCGCTATTTGTAATTATTGTAATTTGTCTCATTGTTATTGCTATGAGTTCATACCAAAGCGCTTATTGTTCTTCATATATGAGCAATTCAGATTATGTATCTGACCCTAACTCTGCTAGCGGAAAAGCTAATATTAGATTTGCCGGGGAATCTTCACAACAAGGTCTTGTACCTTCATCAGGATTTATTGGTTCTGGAATTAACGAACCTCCTGTGTTCTACAACACTGGTTCATTCGAAGATGTTAACAAAGCATTGCAAAAGGTAGTTTCTGTAAAAGAAAATCTTGTAGGGACTTATGGAGTAAAGGTTACTCCAGATGGTGGATATAAAGCTCCACCACCCCCACCACCTACCCCAAAAGCAAGTGTTGGTAATGTACCAACTAAATCTAGACAAAGCTCACACTTTACAGTTTCTGGTATCGACCGCCTTGAACACTTTGCTGGACAAGGATATTAAATTATTGTACTTTTTGTAATCTAGAGCATAGCTCTAGATTACAAAAAGTTTCAAAAACAACAAAAACAACAAAAATTACAATAATAAAATTGAATTTTTTTTCCTATTTAAATCCCTAAACCTTTATAATAAAAACTCAAAGAAACTAAAAAATGATCAAAGTTTTATCCTCCGATGATATTGAATTTCAAGTAGAAGATAATGTTATTATGCAATCTTATCTTATTAAAAATATGGTAAATGATTTAGAATTAAATGATCAAGCAATCCCTCTAGTTTCTGTACAAAGTTCTATATTAAAAAAAATTCTTGAATATGCAGAATATCATAAAGATGATCCCGTACCAACAGAAGAAGATGAAAAGAAGGTAAAAACTTCTGAAGATATTTCAGATTGGGATCGCGAATTTATGAATATGGAACAAGATTTAGTATTTGAACTTGTAATTGCTGCAAATTATTTAGAGATGAGAGAATTATTAGATCTAGGTGTGAAAACAATTGCAAATATGATTAAAGGCAAAGATGTTGAAGAAATTCGAGAAATCTTTGGAATTGAAAATGATTTTACTGAAGAAGAAGAAGCTGAGATTAAAAAGCAAAATGAATGGGGTGGAGAATCTGATGATGAAAAAGATGCTAAAGTTAATTCTGAATCTGAGTCTTCTGAAGACTCGGAAGACTCTGAAGAATACGAATCTGATTAATGGATTTTAGAGTGTTTTTCACAAAACACTCTAAAATTAAAACTATGTCATAAAATTAAAAAATATTATATTATATAACAATAGTTATATTTTTTTATCTAATAAAGTAGCTAAAATAAAATTGAATAATATAAATAGTATAATATCTATAATACATTATGAATATAAGAAAATTTTCAAGAAGTCTTAATACTTTATTTATTAGAAATATAACAAATAAATCTAAATTAGTTAATTTAGATAATAAAAAGAAAAAACATAATGACAACAATTTGTCAAATGTATCAGATTTTCCATTAATTTCTACATATTTGCAATTGTTTTTACCTACAATGCTTATGTATAAAAGTAATAAAAATAGCAACTTAAATTCGCATATTGATAATAAAGATATTGATATTGATATTGATGACGATGATTAAAAAAAACACCTTAATAAAAATTATCTATGAATAATATTTTCATAACTTCCTGAAGAAGTATTATCATTTTTTTGTGTATTTTTATATTGTAAAATCTTAATAATATGATCCTGTAAATCCTGTTTTAATTTTGTATTTTCATTACATAATATTCTACATTTTTCATGAAGAGTATCATATTTAACTGCTAATTGATTATTCTCAGCCCTTAGAATAAACCAATATATAATTATATTAATAATAGTTGCAATTGTAAATATAGTCATAACAACATATTCACACATATTCTTTATTATTAAACTTTTTTATTCATTTTTTTTTATTAGACGAGCTTTGCTCGTCTAATAAAAAAAAATGAATAAAATTATAAAGACAATGAGTTTATTGAAATTTATTAAAGACATATTTATATCAATCAGAAATCTATTTAGTTCGAATAATTATATGCCAGTTGAGACTACTCCAATTAAAAGAGTTAAATCAGTTACATTTGAAAATGATGATGATAAAATTATTAATAAACTAAAGATTGAAAATAGTCAATTGAAAACTGAAATTAATGAATTATTATGTGATATTAGTATGCTTGAAAATTGCAATTTTCAAAATGAAACCAGAAACAAGGATTTAAATTATGAATTAAATGTAATTAATAGTGCATTTACAGATTTAGAATTGGAAATTAAACGATATAAATCTTTACTATCGCAATTGAATAAAGATATAGAGAAATTAAATCCAACAAAAGATAATGTTGATTTTAAATCTGTAATTGATAAAATAGAAAATACTACTAAATATCCATCATTCTTTATGGAATTTACTTTACAAAAATATAGTGGAACTCATCCATTAATGAAAAATATATTTATATATCAACAAGATAATTATCATAACTATTATAATACATATGATAATTATGAAAATAACTATATCAAAAGTTTTAATATTAACGGAGAAAATATTAGTAAAGTTAAAATCTTGGTAAATGATACTATTATATGGTCTAAGAATTTTGATAATGTAAAACATGTTAATATTAAACCATTTAACCTGGGAGTACTCCCATTTAAGAATGCAATTATTAAAATTATGATATATTCAGAATATGAAAGTATCGTTAATACAGTATTAAGAAAGTTGCCAAATGTAATTATTAATAATTTGCATAGTAGACAAGTAGTTTATAAATATGAAGATAAACTATTCTGTTATAAGAATTATGCTCCAATTTATGAAATTAGTGAAAGTGATATTTTAGCAAATGCTATTCTATTATAGATGAGCGTAGCTCATCTTTTTTGTTTTATGAACGAAGCGAAATAAAACAAAAGCGAGGCAAGGCCTCGCAACATAATAAAATTGAATTTTTTCCCCAATGATTATACTCTAATGTGGTTTTTCAAATTTATCAAGAATCTATTCAAGTCAAAGAGCAAATCGGTTCAAGTCCAATCCACCAAAGAATTTAAGGAATATAAAGATTTTAAAGAAATTAAAGAAAATAATAAAAATAATGAAGCTATTAATAATGAAACTATTAAATCAGTAACTTTTAAAAATGATAATGGTAATCAAGTAAATGATTTAAATAATCAATTAAATCATTTATTGTGTAATTATAAAACATTTGAAAGATATCATCTGAAAATTAAAAATGAACTCAATGATAAAAATCAATCATTAACTGATGCTAATAAAAAATTAATCGATGAAATTAAGGTTTTACATTGTGATCTTGAAAGTGTTTATAAAAGACGTATTAAAGTTGAAACAGATTTACTTAACAAAGAAATTGAAATTGAAAAATTAAACGATGAAATTCAAATTATTGCCCATGAACATGCTTCACAAGAAGCTGAGATTAATCTATATAGATCACAATTAGCTGAATTGAATTCTAATAATATAGATGAAATGTTTGATCATAATAAAGATTTGGGAGTTTTAATATGTAATGGTATTAATAAGGATATTTATCCTAAGTCTAGTAAAGAATATACTTTAGAAATGTATAAAAAAGTTACTGATAATACAAGAAAAGTAGCTTCTAGTTATGGAGAGTATCATTTTCAAAATATTAATTATTATCAAAATGATAATAACTTTATTCAAAGTTTCAAAATTATTGGTAAAAATATTAATTACATTACTATTAATGTAAATGGTATAAATACAACTTCAAATTATTATATAGGTAGTGAAGATGAATTCAACTTCATGCCATATAAATGTGGATTCCTATTCAAGAATGCTATTATTAAATTAAGTGTGCGAGCTGATTCTGTTGATTCTGTTAATGCAGTACTAAGAGAACTACCAAGTACAATTGTTGATACTTTGCATAAATGGCAAATACTAGTTAAATATCAAGATTATAATAAATCTTGTAAGAAATTTCATTGTTATAAAAATTATGCACCACTTTATGAGGTTAATGATATTAATGATGGAGCTAATGATGGAATCGTTTTAGGTTGGTAATTATATTGGCTTAAATAAAGTTTATCAATCATATAGCGACTTTGTCGTTTTTTTTCTTACTTGCGACGAAGTCGCTTATGTTTTATTTCGCTTCGCTCATAAAACGGCGCTGCGTGCCTATTGGATACTTTCTGTATTACAAAGTTTAAGATTTCAAAAGTGGATATTTTCAAAAGTCGCCAATATGTGCGCAGAGCTGTTTTATAATCTTTTTATATAAAAAAAGACAAGTTTTATTTTTTATTATGTAATATTTGATTTAATTTCATTATTTTTTAATAAAACTTTGTTTTTATATTTTTCTTGAAAATCTAAACATGTTTTACTACGTTGATGTTTTTTAATATCTACTACAACTTTATGACAATAAATACAACCGATTTCTCGAGTAGATTCAATTTGAATATCTTTATTTTCATTAGGATTTAATAATTTATTTTTATATTCTTCTTGAAACTTCAAACAAGTTTTACTACTTTGATGTTCTTTAAGATTTAATACAACTCTATGACAGAACTACATTGATATATACCATCTTTTTTTGTATCAAATTTCTTATAAGAAATTTGATTTTTTGAAATATAGTGAAGCCAATTTTTTTCTTTATCTTTATTAAGTAACTCATTATCATGCTTAATTTTTAGTTGTTCAATTTCTTTATTCTTAATATCTAATTTCTTTTGAAGCTCTTTTGATTCATTAAAAATAATATCATCTAATATAGCACCAACCCATTTTCTAAACTGTTTAGCTATAGGTTTTTTACTAGAATATAATAATCTATAAACTCCGCGAGAAGTAAGAAAAATGACATCTTGATTTCCGCCATGGGTGTAGCTTTTTTTGATGACCCTCTCATCATCATCATAATTCTGAATTGTTGATCTAATATTTACAAGATCTAAAACTTTACCAACATCAGTTGCTCTAAAATAATAGTTTTTTTATCATTTAAAATTTCTTCAAAAATAAAAACTGGATGATTTTCAAAGGCTTTTGTGATACAATTTGCATTTTCTTTAATTTCTTCCATGGGGTGTAAAGTGTTTTATACCTTTTACAAAAATAATATTTAATACATTTTTATTTTATTATATTTTTAATTAAATAATAACATATAGTAACTATTCAAATTATAGAATAATATAGTAATTAAACAAATATTACATAAAGTTAAAACCACATATATAGATACAGATAAAAATTGAATAAATTTTTTATATTATAAACTAATAATAACTATATTATATACTTTGGAATGAGTATCGACTACTCTTACTACTCTGAAATAAAGAAGCTTAACTTCTATGTTTTAGGTACGGAAGAGAACTTTATTGATTCTGCTGTTAGTGTCACAAACAAAGATTTGTTTAAAGGTGAGATTCCTATAAACAATGGGGTATATGACGCTGGGATGGGTTCTACTAGCTATAACTGGAATTGTACCACATGTTTCTTATCTAAAGGTTCAGCAAACGGTAATGAAGCGTGTACAGGCCATAGCGGAAGTTTAGATTTACTCTATCCTGTAAAGAGTCCGCTTTTCCGTGATAGTATATTAAGATGGCTTAAAATCATTTGTTTTAAGTGCGGGCGATTATTAGTTAATAAAAATATTGAAGTCGCTAGTTCAAAGCTCCTAATGGAGTATGTTAAACTCTCAAAGAATATTGATCGATGTCCTCATGAGGATTGTGGAGAACCACACCCAAATGTTTCTCGTGATAAATTTGAGCAGGCTAAGTTTACTGTTGAGTATGGAGGACGATTTAAGAAAGAAGAATTATTTAATCATCAAATTCGCGATATATTACGTAGAATATCTGATGAGACTGTTTTGAAATTGTGTAAACCTTTGGTTTCACATCCTAAAAACTTTATGTTAGATATTATGAGAGTTCCGCCGAATACTATTCGTCCAGATATTCGGCGAATTGGTGGTTCGAGATCCAATAATAATGATGTAACATCTTTAACTAAAAAGATTGTTGAGATTAATGAGGCACTTCCTTTGGAGATCCCTCCTGTTAATGAGATATCAAAAGATATTCGTGATATGTATCTGAACTTAGATATGGCATATTATGAAATGGTTAAAGGTTCGAGTGCTACAAATAATCAATTGCGGATTGCAGTTTCTAGTACAAATAAGGCCCCTTCTAGTATTGCTTCGCGAATTCCGAAAAAGTCGGGGAGAGTAAGAAAAAACCTAATGGGGAAGCGTACACGGTATATGCTTCGGTCTGTTATTAGTGGTGATTCATCACTCAGAGTTGATGAAATTGGTGTTCCCGTGAATCTTGCAAAATCTTTGCAGATTCCTGAGACAGTTCGTAGTTATAACATTGACAAGTTAAACATTTATTATATGAACAGACGGGATACTTATCCTGGGTGTTCGGGTATTGAAATACATGCCACTAAAAAGTTTCATAGGATTGAGCATCTTGATCCTGAATATATCCTGAAGGAAGGAGATATAGTTTATAGAGATATTATCGAAGGAGACTATATAGGTTTTAACAGACAGCCTTCATTATTATTTAGCAACATCGGATCGCACCGAGTTGTTATTATGCATCGCGGAAACACTGTCAGAATTAATGTCAGCGCGTGCGCTGCATACAACGCCGACTCAGCTACTCCATAGGGGTCGGAACAGGAAGTTGCTTTTAGAGTTGGTTAATCACTCTAAAGGATAAACAATGTAAATTAACCTAACTAATTTAAAACTTTAAAAATATAAATAAATTAGTTATATATAACTTTCTAGTGTATTCTTAGATTATATAAGAGAATATGCGAAACACTTCAACTGCGGGAACTTCCTTAGAGCTTTTTCTACTACTTATAATTTGGAAACGAATTATAATACCAAGGTTAATTGCCTCTGGCATAGTAAAAACGAAAAAGATTGGAAAATCCGCATCTATAACCTAAAGCTAATTTTAGCTATGGTGGCAGATCAGAGAATATTAGAGTGTTGGTTCATTTAAACATAAAATAAAGAGTTAAATGGGCTTAAGGTTTGTTCCTTGTTATTATGAAAGTAATAACGTTCGTTAAGTCGATGGAGATAAAAAAGCTGTGTCTCCAACAGTTAGATCCCTTTAAAGTTGGTTAATCACTTTAAAGGATAAAGATTGTAAATTAACCTATCTTATGTAATAATATATTATTATACATGAGGTATATATAACTAGCTAGTATGAGCAAAAATATATTGAGAAAAATTGAATTAATTATTTAAATAAAAAATGGATAATATTAATAAGGAGATGAATGACCTTGTTAGTAATGAAGAAAATATTGAAATTATTATTGCTCCTGAACCACCAGAGGATTTTACAGGAGAAATTTATATGATTGTAAATAAAATTACCAATAAAAAATATATTGGTCAAACTAAATCACATATATTGGTTTATAATAAAGTTTGGAAAAAATTTGGTTATAAAGGTCGATGGGAAAAACATATTAGTGAAGCAAAAGATATAAATAAAACATATGATTTATTTATAGATATTCGAAAATATAAAAAGACTGACTGGGAAGTATCTTTATTACATAAATGCAATAAAGATGAACTAAATTATTATGAATCAAAATTTATTGAAGAGAATAATACATTATCTCCAAATGGTTACAATATGGTAGGAGGAGGAGCTACAAGAAACGTTATTTCAGAAATAACTAAAGAAAAATTGTCTAAAAAAAGTTCAGAATATTATTCCAAACCAGAAAATGTAAAGTGGTTAAGTAATACACAATCTAATAGATATGATAAAGAAAAATTTGATAAACTTGAAAGTATCATCGATAAAGTAAAATATTGTAAAATATCTCTACAAAATTCTACTCTTAGAGGAAAATCAGTTAAAAGAATAGTAATAGTATTTTACAATAAAAAAAATACTAGAATTCTTAATAATAATGGTAATGCTGTTGAAATATCATATGGTGGTACTAATACTTCTATTGAAGAATCTATAGTACGTAATATAAAATTATTTGATTCATTTGAAGAAAAAATCAGAATTCAATTTTCCGATGAAGAATTTAAAACAACTTATAATGAAATATTAAAAGAATATGAATCAATTGATCGAAGTGTTATTGAATCTACTGAAATTATTGAACCCGTAGAAAATACTGAAATTATTGATGAAGATCAAGATAGTAAGAAAATCATAAAAAGTGATTTAGCTAAAATTGATATGATTAATATAATAAAAGATAAAATATCATATTGTAAAATAACTACAGCATCGAGAGGTGAAATATTTAATAATCTTAAAACTCTTACAGTATCATTTTATTGTATTAATAATAGTAGATTATATATAAATAAATTATCATGTTTATCATATTCTAATGTTAATGGAAATATGGAAAATATGTTAATTAGAATAAATAATTTACTAAATACTCTAGATAAAAAAATCACAGTTCAATTTGATGATCTAGTATTAAAAGAACAATATGATCTTTTACCTAATTCTAATACAAGTATTATAAATGGTATAATAGATAGAAATGATCAAATAAAAATTGATAAGGTTAAACCATATATTAATGAAATAAAAAGTTGTAAAATATCAATAACGTCTATTAAACACAATTCTACAGCATGTAAAAATATTAAAGTAACATTTTATAATTCTTATAATCAGAGAATTTTACTAGGTAAATGTTATACCATATCTTATTTAAATAAAGTAGTATCTATTGATATTATCTTAGAAAAAATAATACATTTACTAAAATCTTTGAATAAAGATATTGCAGTAGAAATTCCTGATGAAGATATTAAACAAAAATATGATCTTATAATCTTATAATCTTATAATCTTATAATCTTATAATCTTATAATCTTATAATTAAAAACAAAAAAATCTATATAAAACTATTAAATATAAATCCATTCATTCAAATTTATTAAATAAAAATTCTCAATATATAAATATAATTGCTTATGCAAAACACCTCATTGCGGGAAACTCCTTAGAGTCTTTTCTACTACTTATAATTTGGAAACGAATTATAATACCAAGGGTAATGACCTCTGGCATAGTAAAAACGAAAAGAATTGGACAATCCGCACCTATCATCTAAAGCTAATTTTAGCCATGATGGCTGGTCAGAGAATATAAGGGTGTTGGCTTATTTAACAAAACAAATATATAAAGTTAAATATGCTTAAGGTTTGTTCCATTATACTATGAAAGTAGTATTGTGTTAGTGGCAGCTAACGGGCTCGTAGCCCAAAATATACAAAGCAGAACAGAACTTGAAAAAATGAGTTGGATTGGTAACTGGACTATCAGTTACCAAAACTCCTCACCGTATTTCGGAAACTTTCAAGATTCACTTATAGGTTCCGCAGAATTAACAAGATCAGATGTAAGCATGGATAAATACCATGCAATGCAACTGTTCTCAAATATAACAACCCCAACAGATGAGAACTTCTCATTTACAAAAGATAAATATCTTGGAAGAGAACTTGTTTCAATGTTTCTCCCTAAAATTAATTATGCAAAGAAGAAGTCAAAGATTTATCTTCCTCAATATGCACCATTTATCAAATATGACCCAGATGAAATCTATGTTCAAATCAATCGCGGCCAGCTTATTTCTGGCACCCTTGATAAAAGCACTGTTGGTCAAAAACAAATGGGTTCCATATTCCACATTATTAACAATGAATATGGCTCTAGTAAATCACTTGAAACGATTTATAACTTCCACCAAATTACATCCAGATTCTTCTTATGGCATGGATTTACTGTTGGAATCCGAGACATTAATGTCTCAGAAGGTGCCATGGATGAAGTTCATGCACAAACTGCAATTATGAAAAAGGATGCACAAGCAATTACTGACAAACTTAATCGACGTGAGTTGGTTCAGCCAATTGGTATGACACTTAGAGAGTTTTATGAACTCGAGCAATTGAACGCATTAGAACCAGCTGACAACTTTGTCACACCAATTCTTAATGATATTAACTTTAAGAATAATAAAATCGCACGACTTATCTTTACTGGGTCCAAAGGTAGCGAAACTAATCTTATAAATATTAATGGAAGTTATGGTCAGATCACAATTAATGGTCGTCGACCTCCAAGAAACTTTAGTTGGGGTCGAACCAGCCCATATTTCTTAAGATATGATAACTCACCAGAATCACTTGGGTTTATTGATACAAGTTATCGTGAAGGTGTTAGACCATCAGTCTTTCCATTTGCCGCTGGTGATGCAAGACATAGTAGTATTAGTAATGCTCTTAGTACTAGTGTTTCTGGTGCTCAGAGTCGTATTAGTATTAAGAATCTTGAATCTATTATGGTTAATAATCTCCGCCAATGTACAAAGGGTGACAATATTATTCAGTTCCTTTATGCTGATTCAGGAGTTGACACAAGAAAGACCGAAAACGTTAAGTTCCTTACTGCTATGATTTCCGACAAAGAAATGGAAGAACAATATCATGCAAAGTCTAAAGACAAAGTTATTCAAAAACATCTTGACGAAGAGTTTCAGCAACTCATTGAAGACCGTCAATATTATAGAAAGACTTTCTTCTGGGCTGACAATAATAATCCAGGAAGCGCTCTTGTTGATAATATGCGACAAATGCCAGTAAATGTATTTCGAATTATTGAAGATATCATTTATAATTATGAAGATGTCCAAAGTAGCCTGACTAAAGATCAACGATCCTTTGATCCAATAGCAACTATTAAAAAGGTTAAAGAGTTCCTTGATCTTCTTCCATATGCATTCTATAATGCCAATTGTGAAAAGCGAAGAATTCCTATTCCTGAGCATATTAAAGCATCAACTACACTCCTTAATATTCTGATTAGAAGTTACTTATGTACTGCGAACTTGCAACGCAAAGGGATTAATAATTACCATGTAGATCTTATTCTTGAAAAGATTAAGTTTACCTTTAAGAATTCACTTGTTCAATACGGTGCAACTGTTGGTATTATTGCTGCACAGTGTTTATCCGAACCCCTTACTCAGTATGTATTAGATTCTAAGCATCGTGGTGGTGGTGGTGGAGGCACTAAAACAAATGTTGTAGAGCGTATTAAGGAAATCTTTGGTACAAAGGACACCGAAAAGATGAGAAACACTTCTATGCTGATTATGGTTAAGCCCGAATATGAAGCTAATAAGTTAAAGGTACAAGAAATTTCTAATTATATTGAAATGATGGACCTTGAGCGATTTATTACAAGTGAACAAATCTTCTTTGAGGAATTTGCAAACCCAACTCATCCAGAATATAAAGATGATAAAAAAATGATTGACTCATTTCTGAAATACAATATCGGAATTGAAATTAATCCAAATATTACTAAGTGGTGTATCAGATATGAACTTAATCGTGAAGAGCTCATTATTAATAGTATGAAATTAGATAGTATTATTTCAAAGCTAAAGATTAAGTACCCTGATATGTTTATAATTTATAGTCCTGAAAATTCTGATAAAATTATTATGCGATGCTATATTGCAAATAGTATGATTAAAATTCCAGCTGCTGGGTTTTCGGAAAATATAATCTTTGATCTTGTTAAAAAGATTAATAAAACAATTATCCGAGGTATTAAAGGTATCACATATGCAGAAGTTATTCCAATTGCAAAATCTATTGTTAAGGAAGATGGTTCTATCTCTAATACGCAAGTATTTGGAATTAGCACAATTGGATCTAATTTAGAAGAGGTGATGGATAATCCATATATTGATAAGTACCGAACTCAAACTGATAGTATTAAGGAGTTTGAAGACATGTATGGCATTGAGGCAACTCGTGAAAAAATTATTAGGGAAATTCGTAAAGCTATGGACTCAGGTGACGTTACACGTGAGAATACAGGATTGTTCGCTAGTGAGATGTGTAGTGGTATCTCGATTTCTAGTATAATGCGTGTGGGCTTAAATGCTCGCGAAAGTAAGAATGTTTCGTTGCGTCTTTCATTTCAATCTCCTATTCAGGTAATTGAGAATGCTGCATCTAATGGTTTGGAAGATAGTATCTCTGGTGTTTCAGCGCCTTTGATTTGCGGTCAAAGTCCAAATATTGGAACTACTTATAATAATGTTAGTTTAAATGAAGCATTTATTGAAAACTATTATAAAAATCTTAGCCAAAATATTGACGACTTATTATAAGTTTTAGTGTTTTGAGCAATTGCTCAAAACACTAAAACTTCAAAAACTAACAGAAAAAAATTCAAAAATATTATATTTTATATATATATTTTTTACCATAAATATATATATATATATAAAATGGAACCTGCAACTATTATTATAGGAAGTATTGTTTTTATTATTTTGCAATTATAATGTATTATGGGTTAAATGAAGAATTTAATCCAGGTGGTTCAGCTCCTACTGGAGCAGCTTTAGTAACAATAGGCGGTGCAGCACCATCCCCGCTACACCTACACCTACATATACATATGTAAAACAAGCAGGAAATATGTGGGATAAAAATGTAGGCGGCGCTTATAAATGTCCAAATGCAAAAAATGTTAATTTAACATCAAATAATGGCGATTTTGCAAATTATTGTATTTTTAACACAGCTGAAGATGCCTCCGCATGGTGTAGTACTGACAGTAAATGTCTTGGATATGTAACTAATGGAACCCAATACCAAACAACAATTAACCCAGGTCCTAGTGGTATGAATGCATTCTTTTACAAAAAAGTATCTCAATAAATTTATGATTTTTCTATGTTTTATATTTTTTTTGTTAGTATAATATAACAAATTATATACAAATAAAAATGGATAACGTAGAAGATGAAAATAAAAATAACGATAAATTTAAATCTAATATTGGATTAATTGTTTTTATTGTTATAGCAGTTGTAGTTTATCTTGTTGTTACTGGAATGGCTACGCCTACTTCTGATGTATTAGCTACATCATCAGATGTACAAGCATCAACTCCTGCATCAACTCCAAAAGCATGGGATAATATTCCTGTAGGTCATTCAGTAAGATGTAATGCACATGATCCTAAAAATGCCATAAACTCATCACTTTATAGATACCTAGGTAATGGACAGGTTGTATATTATCCTACAGGTGATATTGCTAGTATTCTAGATCCAAAGGCAAATGACTTTACTACTATTGATTGTGATGGTATTACATTAGGTCCAGATACAATTGGTGGTAATGATACAAATAATGTTGCAACTTTCTCATGCCCAGTTAAATCTGGTACAATTATTTGGGGTACTCATCCAGATAAAATAGTTACATATGCAGTACCTGCAGGTACAACAACTATGCAAGTGACTCCTACTACTATTGGAAGTGATCCAAATGTTGGAGTTGGGAAAAAATGGGGATCTTATTATACTTGCTAAACCATGGATTTTTGATAGGTTTAGACTTAAGTCTAAACCTATCAAAAATCCATTAAAAACTCATAGAAAAAATTGATTTTTTTATTTAAAGTTATATCCCTTGAAATATAATATAAGCTATAATTATAAGATATATCAAAAATGGAAACTCTATATGAAAAGTATGAAAACATTCAATTATTTGCAACCAAGTATAGGGGATTCAAATTACTTGATGAAAAATTCTATACTTATGATGAATTCAAAAATAATATGCAGGTCTATGAATATATATTAAATAAGTTTCATAATCCTAAAACTAATAAAAGTGTTGATATATTTTTACTATCTAGTACTAGCAAATATATCAAAGATACAAAAAACTTCAAAAAAATCTTAGACAAGTATACTGATGAAGCTCATATTATTATGATTACTAAAGAAGAATTAAGTATTTATTGTCGCAAAGCATTAAAGAAATATCCTAATATATTTCTAAAAAATTATTATCATAAACATTTTATTATTGAATTAAACCGAGGAACCCTATGTTCTAAACATACAATCCTAACCCCTGAAGAAGTTCGTAAAGTTTGTTATGGTGGGATGTTCCATGGTCATAAACTTCCCTCAATCTCAGAATTTGATCCACAAAATATATGGATTGGAGCTGAGATAAATGATATTATTAAAATTGAATCTATTTCCGAAATTACAGGAAATGTTATTAAGTATAGAATTGTAACACCCATATCTGGAAAAGTTTTACAAAGTAGTATTATTAAGTCTAATGATAAAGTTGCAAAAAAAATCACTTCATCTGATCCTAAAGATGATGATATGATAGATGATGGTAATATTGAATCTGATAATGATTAAATTGCGACTTCGTCGCTTATTTTTTTATTTCGCTTCGCTCATAAAAACGGCGCTACGCGCCTATTGGCGACTTCTTTTTTTGCGACTTCGTCGCTTATTGGCGACTTTCTGTATTACAAGGTTCAGAGTTCCAAAACTAGCTATTTCCAAAAGTCGCCAATAAGCGCGTAGCGCCGTTTTAGGAACGAAGTGACTAAAACAAAAAGACGTGCTTTGCACGTCTATAAGCAAAACTCTTTCAATCCACCAGTTTGAGCATTTGCTTTTTCATATAATTCACCAATTAGTTTACTATCTTTATAATATTCACTGAATTTTTTTACTTTATCTTTAGGATTTTCATAAGAATTAATATCTTTAATAATTTCAACTGTATCATCAATCTTATCCTTAAGATTAATAAGATAATCAGGATCCTTTTCTACAACAATATTACTTGACCTAAGTAATTTCCAAGGGAGATACCCAACTAAGATATCTCCTTTTTTATCACATTGTTTTGAAAACTTTTCAAGAATCTTGGATGAATTATATTTTTTACATAACTTATCCAAATATTGAGTTTCTCTTATATATGAAAACTCATCAGGAACTATTAAAGTCTTTTGATGTGCATCGGTTACTAAATCCCGATTAATCTGAGGCTTAATACATCTAAGACTTATGAAAGATTTTTCGGCATCATTTTTATAAATTTCAAGAAACTGATCAAATAAAAACTTATCCATTTTACCAAAGTCAATTAATTTTTCTAATCTTATATCTTTTTTTGCATCAACTGCACTATATATTTTATGTAGAATATCGCTACCATCATCGCACATAAATCTTTTCTTTATATCATGATAATCGTCAGCATCCGAATCTTCTGAATCTTCGGAAAGTTCAGATTCATTTCCATCGCCTTTAAGATCGACATATTCATTTCCTCTTGTAATAAACTCGTTATCACTATCATCGCTATCCGATTCATAACCAGGAGGTGGTTGTGATTTACCAAGATATGTATCAACTTTCTTATTAATAAACTTTTCATATCTAGTATAAAACATATTTACATCTTCTTTTGCAATATATAATAATATAAGACCATTTGCAATTGCGTCATGAATATCTTTCATTTTAACTTCAGTATCTTTGTGATATTTCGTGTCATAATTTAGCCCAAAATCTAATTGATTTAATGAACATTTACGAAACATATTATTTACAAATACAGCAGTTTCTGCTAGGTCAATTGTACATAGACCTGCCTTAACTTGTGGTAAATAATGTTTTGGTACAGCTTTTGAAGGAATGCTACTATAAGGAGATTTAAATTCAAGTAGTGTTGTTTTATACGTATCATAAAATCGTATTACACATAATCCATCAGGACTATATTTATGATTTGTTACTACTTGATTTTCAATTCCACCAGTAGCATAGATTTTATCTTCAATTGGGGATTTATCCTCTTCTTCTAAATCATCTAAATCAAGTTTAAGATCATGTTCAATAAAGAAAGTATTAAATAATAGCTCAGAAACATTTTCGAATAAGTTACCCCATCGAGTAGCAGAGCTTCCATTAAATGAAGTTAAACCTACCTTTTGCGCAACTAAACTTTCAATGTTAGAAAATGGATTGCATCCAACTATACTAGACATTTCACTTCCACCTATACTAGACATACGATTTTTAAGCCATTCAGCACTACCTTGTATTGGGGCATTACTATTTAGTCGAATAAATCTTTTCAATTTACGCAATTTATCATACTTCATCCCCAAATTATTTAAATGTGATTTATTAGAGGAAGAAATTTTCAATTTTATTATTTAAATATATTATCGATTATATTTACTAAGGTTTATTTGTTTATACTATTTCCATAATTATTACAGTAAAAACATAAAAAAAGAATGAACGTAATAGATTTCCTAACTCAATTAGAAACAAACTTAAATAATAGCATTAATAAATTTGATATCATCGTTAATAATTATGGAGCTAATAACACTTTAGAAAAGGTAGACCAGATACATAACCTTATTCTTAAGAATAATAACCATTTATATACATATTTAGAAAAAATAAAAAAGTTAGATGAAAAGTTCTTTTCAAAACCTATTATAGATAATAAACAGTTTGTTTTATCATTTGATATTGACAATGATTTATATCAGAAAAACTTTAAAGAACAGTTCAAACATAACTTAATTAATGATATTAATGTACATAAATTTCAAAATACTATAATAAAGAAGAAAAAGATTAAAAATGATCTTTTAGCTATAACAGGAGAAGAGAACTATAATAAATCCATAAGCTATGGTAATAAAACAGTTACAACTGTTGATAAAGTTGATTTAAAGTCAAACATATTAAACCTCCCAATTATTAAAAATATAAAAGAAATACCCCCATCATTTTATTGGTTTGAAGGTAATTCTAATATTAAAGCAGGTATATACACATGTGTTACTCCTGGATTTTTTACCAAAATACCGCTGCCTAATGTTATTAGCACACTTAACCCAGATTATAAAATTAATTCAATACCTTGTAAATTCGAAACACGAGAACTATGTAAGCAAAATAAAATAAAAAAAAGTGAGATGTATAAATCAGAAATTCGTGAATGTTTATATGTACATAAGAAAGAAAAATTTTCTAAAATTGGGTCATTTTATAGATGTAACATTGAAAGTTTTGGCAATTATGATTCATTAGAAGAAGATTTAAATAAAGTTAGTTTATCAGATATAAAACGAATTCTTATGCATTCATTAAGTGATAATTTGTTGAGTATTATATGGTATCAAAATAAGTTTAAAGATGGTGATTTAGTATTAACAAATATTGAAAATTATTAAATCATTTATGATTCGTGCCATGTTACTTGTTGATTAACATTACTTGATTGACAATCCCAATTTAATTTATTGTTACCTATGTCCACGCATCTACTACCCTGATACTTAAATCCAATCATATTACCTCTACTATCTTTACCAAATTGATTTTGATTATTATTAGCAGGGTCACAAGTCGTTGTCCAATACCATGTAGCTCCGCCATCACGTCCAGCATCCATACATTTACCTGATTTACTTTTTAACATATATGCATGTCCAGAATATGTATCTATATAAAATCTCTGATCTAAACTACCATTGCAATTATTTAAACTATAACCTAACCCTGTAGGGTTAGCAGTACTATCTATACTAGAATCTAAGCATTTACCTCTATACTCTAAAGATGTTGTAGCCATAGCATCAGTTGAAAAATTAGTTAGATTTTTTCTATTTGTGCCTGATGCATATTGTACATTTCCTACATTTCCACTAGCTTTATATAGTACCAGATTTCCATCATCTTGCAAGTCTAAATGAGAGCCATTAGTACCAGCAGCTCCAGTTGACCAGATAGCTGCACCATTAGCATAAAGTACTAGATTCCCATCACTTTCCTGAAAATATAAATAATATGGACCACTACCCTTTCCATTTGTATTACTTGCCCAAGTATAAGAACCTTGTACATCATTTCCATTTACAGAAGGCATATCTCTGAATATAAGTAAATTTCCATCAGCTCTAAGATAAAATGTTCTATTTCCAGAAGACGATCTCATATATTGGTTAGGATATATAATTGTTCCTGGTTTAATAGAGTTTCCCCAATTATAAGGAGGTGCTGGACAGTTTTGTATTAGTGGTCCGCATGCTGCAACATTGCCAGATGCAGCAGTTGTAGTAGTTCTAGTTTGTTTTCCAGTAATATCACATGTAGTCCATCCACTTTGAACACAATTAATATCTGGAATACAATCTTGAGATGTTGCACCACATGCAGTTCCTGTTCCTTCAGGATATCGTAAAATTTCTTTCGTTTGCTTTCTAGTAACTGGGTCACATGTACCCCAAGTATTATTTAAAAGACAATCAATCTTTGGAACACAACTTTCTTTCATTATTGGGCATGACTTTCCACCATTAGCTACATTTGTAGTAATTGTTCTACTATGTGAATATTTAGTGTTTGGAGAAGGTGCTGCTAATGTTTCTTTAGATGACGATGAAGTAGATATTAAAATAGCTATTAATAGAGCAATAGCAATTACTATAAAAAACACTAACATTGTTTATAGTATATTATGATAAAAAAATATTTTTATTCTTTTTTTAAACATAAATTTAGGCAGTTCCATAATCTGCGAGACACCTACTCCAATCACTTACTACACAATCAACTGGAGCTGGACAGCTTTGAGATAGTGCACCACATGCTGTACCACCATAAGCTGATGCAGTTGTAGTTGTTCTACTTTGATAACCATCATATCCACAACTAGTCCATGGAGTTTGAACACAGTTAATAGTTGCTGTACCCAAATTCCATAAAGGTACACCACTTGCATTTTTTATTACTAAATCTCCATCATCTTGTAAATTTAAACTAGCGGCTCCACTTTTTGAACCTGAAGACCAAATAGCATTTGGATTATTATCATATAATACTAAATTTCCATCACCTTGAAAACCTAAATAATATGGCCCACTACCAACATTATTAGTTCTAGATGTCCAATAATAAGCACCTGATATATCATCTCCATTTACAGTAGGCATACCATTTATTAACCACAAATCGCCATTAGCTCTAAGATATAATACTTTTTGTCCATTTGGTGATGTCATATATTGATTAGGATATATTACAGCTCCTATACCAATAGTACTTCCAAAATTATTTGGAGGTGCTTTACATTTTTGTGATAAAGGTCCACATGCAGTTCCACTACCAGATTGTTGGGTTGTAGTTGTTCTAGTTTGTTGACCATTAATTCCACATGAGGTCCAATCGGTTTGACCGCAATTAATATCTGGAATACAATCTTGAGATGTTGCATCACATGCAGTTCCTGTACCTTCAGGATATCGTAAAATTTCTTTTGTTTGCTTTCTAGTAACTGGGTCACATGTACCCCAATTATTATTTAAAAGACAATCAATCTTTGGAACACAACTTTCTTTCATTACACCACATGACTTTCCACCATTAGCAGCAGCTGTTTTAACTGTTCTAGTATGCGCATATTTAGTGGTTGGAGAAGGTGCAGATATTACTGTTTCTTTAGATGATTTTGAAGTAGATATTAAAATAGCTATTAATAGAGCAATAGCAATTACTATAAAAAACACTAACATTATTTATAGTATATTATGATAAAAAAATATTTTTAATTTTTCATAAATTGTCTAATTCTTTATCTTTAATTTATATTAAGCTGTACCGGGATCATAAAGGCATCTACCCCAATCAGTTGGCACACAATCAATTGGTGCTGGACAACTTTCTGATGCAGCTCCACATTCTTTTCCACCATTAGCTGCTGGACTAGTAACTGTTCGAGTTCGAGTTCCATCATAACCACATTTAGTCCAATCGCTCTGAACACAATCAGCGGGTGCATTACATGTTTGTGAAGTTACATCACAAGCTTTTCCACCATTAATTGGCTTAGTTGTAACTGGTCTAGTTTGATGTCCAGTATAATCACAATTATCCCATGGCCCTAATACACAATCAACCGGCGCTGGACAATTTTGATGTGATACCCCACAATCTTTTCCTCCATTAACAGGTTGGGTTGTAACTGTTCTAGTTTGATTTCCACTATAATCGCATGTACCCCAATCACTTTGAACACAATCCAATGGTGCTGGACATGTTTGAGAAGATACCCCACATTCCTTTCCGCTGTTTTTAGCTGGAGTTGTAACTGTTCGACTTTGGTAACCATCATAACCACATTTAGTCCAATCACTTTGAACACAATCAACTGGTGCTGGACATGATTGTGAAGTTATATCGCAAGCATTTCCGCCATTAGCTGGCTGAGTTGTAATTGGTCTAGTTTGAATTCCATCATAACCACATTTATCCCATGGACCTAATACACAATCAACTGGTGCTGGACATGATCTTGAAGTTATATCACAATCTTTACCACCATTAACTGGCTGAGTTGTAACTGTTCTAATTTGATTTCCATAATAATCACATTTAGTCCAATCACTTAATACACAATCAACTGGTGCTGAACATGATTGAGAAGATTCTCCACATTCCTTTCCCTTGTTTTTAGATGGAGTTGTAACTGTTCGAGTTCGAGTTCCATCATAACCACATTTAGTCCAATCACTCTGAACACAATCAACTTTTGCATCACAACTTTGATAATTTACACCACATTCCTTACCTTTGTTTGCTGATGGAATTATAGTTGTTCGAGTTTGATTTCCATTATAATCACATTCAGTCCAATCACTCTGAACACAATCAACTTTTGCATCACAACTCTGTGAAGATTTTCCACATTTTTTACCCTTATTAGCTACGTCAGTAATAATTGTTCTAGTTTGATTTCCATCATAATCACAGTCAGTCCAGTCGCTTTGAACACAATCAATTGGTGCTGGGCATGTTTGTGAAGTTGCACCACAAACTGTTCCACCATTAGCTGGCTGAGTTGTAATTGATCTAGTTTGAGTTCCATCATAACCACATTTATCCCATGGACCTAAAACGCAATCAACTCGGGCATCACATGATTGTGATGTTGAACTACAAGCCTTTCCACCATTAACAGCTGCGCTAATAATTGTTCTAGTTTGATTTCCATCATAATCACAATCCGCCCAGTCGCTATAAACACAATCAACTGGTGCATCACATGTTCTTGAAGTTATACCGCAAGCCTTTCCATCATTAATTGCTTCACTAATAATTGTTCTAGATTGATTTCCATCATAACCACATTTAGTCCAGTCACTATAAACACAATCAACTGGTGCATCGCATAGTCTTGAAGTTATATCACAAGCCTCTCCACCATTAACTGCCTCACTAATAATTGTTCTAGATTGAGTTCCATCATAATCACATTTAGCCCAGTCACTGTAAACACAATCAACCGGTGCATCACATGGTTGCGAAGTTATATCGCAAGCCTTTCCACCATTAACTGCCTCACTAATAATTGTTCTCGTTTGATTTCCATCATAACCACAATTAGCCCAGTCGCTATAAACACAATCAACTGGTGCTGGGCATGATTGTGAAGTTATACCGCAAACCTTTCCACCATTAATTGCTTGGGTAATAATTGACCGAGATTGATTTCCATCATAACCACAATTATCCCATGGACCTAAAACGCAATCAACTGGTGCTGGACATGATCTTGAAGTTACATCACAAGCTTTTCCACCATTAACAGATTGGGTAATAATTGACCGAGTTTGATTTCCATCATAATCACAATTAGCCCAGTCGCTATAAACACAATCAACTGGCGCTGGACATGCTTGTGAAGTTACATCACAAGCCTTTCCTCCATTATCTGGTCTAGTTATAATTGGCCGAGTTTGAATCCCATCATACCCACAATTATCCCATGGACCTAATACACAATCAACTGGAGCTGTGCAACTTTGTGACAATAATCCACACTGAGCTCCAATACCTGATTGTGGAGTTGTAATTGTTCTAGTTTGTTTTCCATCATAACCACAACTAGACCAAGTACTCATTACACAATCAACATTTACATCATTAGATGTTCTATTAACCGTAGATGGGCTTGATGTAGATGATATAGGTATATTTGAGGTGGTATTTAAATCGCTATTAGAATTATTTGCAGTATTAGAGTTATTGGCAGTATTAATAGATACAGTTGGAACATTATTAGTATTATTAGTGTTAGTCTTACTGGTTGTACCACTCTTATTGTATTTTAAATATGCATATATTAATATAATTATTACTATAACTATGATATATGGAATCATATTTTATATAACTTATATAACTTAGAAAATATATTATAACCAAATTTAAATTAAATCGGATATTTTTTCTAACTCAAATGCAATATTAACATTAATTTTTTCTACTTTTTCTAAAATATCAAACCATTCTTCATATTTTTTAATAAAAATGTCTATTATATCATCTATATTTTTATTATTTTCTATATTTTTAATACTTTCTATACTTTCTATACTTTTAATACTTTTAGTATAAAAGTTGTGAAGAAATAGATTATTCTTTTTCTCTATCATATTTTTAATATTGTTAAAATGTTTTTCTATTTTTTCATATACTGAAGATGATACTTTAATATCGGTATTTTCTAACATAGTTAAAAGACTATTTAATCGCTTAATAGGCTCAAGTTTGCAAAATTCTATTTGAAATATATCTCCATAGTCATATTCATTTAAAATATAGAATAATTTACGTAATTGTAAAATAATAGGTTCATCTAAATTTAAAGATCTTTCCATCATCTTTCCAAATTCAAGATTTGAGAGGTTTAATATATTCGATATTTCATAATATAACTCTTTTGGATCTGAAATAAATTTTCTAAACTTAAACAGACTATTAATTTGGTTTATTTTAATTGCTGGATTAATATCTGTAGATTTTAATAATTCCCAATCAATAATGTTATTTCTAATATTATATCTCACATTTCCACCAATCATATAATTAGTTGAATTATGACCACCAATCATTTTTAAATTATTCAAACTGTCTTGATATGAACCATATATTTTTAATTTATCTACCATTATATATTTAACCAAATATATAATTTATGCTAAATATATATTTAGCATAAATTATAAGACATGGACTTTAAACATGAAATATCTAATGAATGCGGTCATCATATAGAAAAAAATGGTGATTCATGTTTACCAAATGAGATTCATGAGAAAATAGAAGAAAGCTTAGACAGCATTTACATAATAAAAGAAAAGTATAATTGTGATACAGAAGTATGTGCATTAAACCAACCAGAAGTAAAAAAAATACTTGGTGAAAGTATAGTTGATGATATTATAGAAAATCATTTTAAACCGCTGGGTCCACGAGATAATACTAATTGGTTTAGTAATGATGATATAGATTCTGTTCTTAGTCAAATTTCACTAAAATATAAAGATAAACATTTCCTTCATATACCTTTTCAAATGAGAGATTTTCAAACTACTAATACTGAACTTGCAAAATTACACTTACCTAAAAAATATAAAGAGGGATATAGAACTTTTGGAACTGTATTTAATACAGATACATCTAGAGGTTCTGGAGAGCACTGGTTTGCAGTTTTTGGATGTTTTGAAGATGCTAGTGATGAGTTTACAATAGAGCATTTTGATTCAAGTGGAAATTTACCTTCTGATGAAGTACAGTCTTGGATGAAAAAAGTAAAATATGATTGGCAACCACATTTTGATAAACCAATTAAAGATGTTGTTACAACAAGACTTATAAATCAACAAGATAACTGGAATTGTGGATCATATAGTTTATATTATATAATTTCACGACTAGATGGGACACCATATCAATATTTTAAAAATAATAAGATTGGAGATCATAATATGCAGGAATTCCGTAAATTTTTATTTAGGAAATCTATGTAAGAAAATGCAATGTAGAATTTTCTACATTGCATTTTCTACAAGGAATTTAACAAAATCTTTTTTATTTTTTTCAAATGCAGTTCTAAGTAGATGTTTATACTTAACAGATTCTAACGGTAAAAATTCTATTACCATTTCAAATCCATCTAAATTGTCATTATCCATTTCATAATTTAACATATAATGTAAATCATAAATATGTAAATTAGATTGTTTTATAGATTCTAGTATCATAGCAATATCATAATTATTATATTCGTCAAATACATCATTTCTAAACTTAATTTTGCATTTATTTTTCAAAAAGTTTAAAACTTTTAGATAATGTGAGTAAATAAATTCATCAGCTTTATCTAAAGTATAAAAATCGATTTTTATATAAAGATTACTATTTAATTTCCTATTATATTCTACATCATAAATCATAGTATTATTAGTAATATCTTCAATATCAACTGGATCATAGTAATCCATATATGATTTTGTATTATATGTAATTAAACATGTGTCATATATAAATCTAATCAAACAATCAATTTCTTCAATTTCTTCAATTTCTTCAATTTCTTCAATTTCTTCAATCTTATTAAGTTCAGTCATTTAGTAATATAATAAAATTCATTTTTTTATATATTACTAGAGATATAATGGAGTATTACTATACAATAATTGTATTATTAGTATCATTGGTAATACTTTTAATCACTCTAGGTTCCAAATCTAATTCTAATTCTGAATGTTTAGCTAATAGTTCTGGGGTTGATTGTGTTATGGGAGATTGGGGTAAATGTGACATCAATACACAAATGCAAAAAAGATCAGTTAAAATACATAAATTTGGTAAAGGAAAAGACTGTGGGGTATTAACTCAAAAATGCACAACTGATAGACTTAATCTTGGTAGTATGATTACTGCAGGAACTAATATATATCCTGGTCAATATATGCGATCATCAACTGGAAATAGAACATTATATCTTAAACCGAATGGAGATTTGTGGTTATTACATGATATGCCAACCGGAACTGGAGATAATGTATCAGGTAATTATTATTGGACGTCTAGAAGTAATGGAAATAACGGACCATGTTATTTAGGATTTCAAAGTGATGGAAATCTCGTGATTTATGATAGTGGTGGAGGTGTTAGTTGGTCATCAGGTAGTGCAGGTAAAGGCGGTGTTGCTTTATATATGCAGGATGATGGTAATTTAGTAATGTATACGGCTAGTGGAGGTGTAGCATGGTCAGCCGATATGACAAGAAAAACTCAAGATAATTTTTCAACTGATGTTAATGCACCTACATCAATAGAAATAAATGGTAAATGTCTAGATGCAAGTTTAACAAATGCACAGAATCCTACTGGTAAAGGTTATGGGTTAAATGATTGCAATGAAAGCTTAGATCAAAGATTTTATATAGATACATATTCTGGACATGCATATGTTTTAAAAAGTAGTTCTGGTAAATCTTTCAATGCTGACAATAATGGTGATGGTAGTCACCCCGGATATAACTGGTATTGGGGTAGTATTAATCCAGATGATTCTCAACAAAATCAATGGGGAAAGGCAAGTGGTGGTAATATGCTTGGATTTGGATATCAAGGTAGTAGGTGTTTAGATGTGGGGAATACAGATTTAAATTGGAGTTGCAGCCCTACTAATACTAATCAGCAAATAACGTGGAGACAATTTTAAACATTCTTATGGTTTTTTGACAGTTTTATGAAATTTTTTTTTGTATAAAACCATTAAAAATAAAAAAAGATAATTTTATTTTTTATACGTAAATATAAGCTAATAAAATATAAGCTAATAAAAAATATTATAAAATGGATAATCCAGATGATATTAAACCAAAATCTAAAATTGGTATTTATATAGGCATATTTGTAATTATTATTATTATAGTTATTGCTGCAATTTTAACATCTAAATCATCCACACCACCATCTAATTCAACATCTGCACCACAATCTACACCATTGTCGAATTCAACACCAACACCATCGACATCAAATCAGGCTACAGTAAATGTAAATTGTATTCAAAGTGAGTGGAGTAAATGTGATCCAAATACTAGTACTCAAAAACGAACAGTTACAACACAACAATCTGGTAATGGGACTGTATGTGGCGCAGCAACAAGAAGTTGTACTCCTGATGTTAATTGTGTAATGAGTACATGGGGTAAATGTGATCCAAATACTAGTACTCAAAAGCGAACGGTTACAACACAACAATCTGGTAATGGAAATGCATGTGATGCATTAACACAATCTTGTACACCTAATATTAATTGTGTAATGGGTGCATGGGGTAAATGTGATCCAGCTACTAGTACTCAAAAGAGAACAGCTACAACACAACAATCTGGTACTGGAACTGCATGTGGAATATCAACAAAAAATTGTATACCTGATATTGATTGTGTTCAAAGTGATTGGACTACATGTGACCCAGATACTAGTACTCAAAAGCGAACAGTTACAACACAACAATCTGGTAATGGAGCTGTATGTGGATTAGCAACAAGAAGTTGTATACCTGATATTGATTGTGTAATGGGTCCTTGGGATACATGTAATCCAACTACTAATATTCAAAATAGAGTTAATGTAACTCCACAATCGGGTAATGGAGCTGAATGTGGCCTAACATATCAAAGTTGCACACCAGACATTAATTGTGCAGTAAGTAATTGGGGTGCGTGTGATACTAATTCAAGTACTCAAACCAGATCCGTTACAGTATATCCATCTGGAAGTGGTGATGCATGTCCACCATTATCACAAAGTTGTACTCCAGATAATGCTTGTGTAATGAGTACATGGAGCGCATGTAATCCTAATACTAGTACAGAAACTAGAACGGTTATAAGTGAAAGAACAGGTAATGGAGCCCCGTGTGGACTGGGATCTCGATCTTGCATTCCAAAGGTCAATTGTGTTCAAAGCGGATGGAGTACATGTGGAATTAATGGTCAACAAACTAGAACTATAACTACCAATCAATCTGGCACTGGAACTCAATGTGGGCCAGCTACACAATCATGTACAGCACCATCTTATAATTGGGGAAGTGTGATCTCGAAAGGAACAATTATATACCCTAACCAATATATGCGTTCATCTTCTGGTAATAGAACATTATACCTTAAACCAAATGGAGATTTGTGGTTGTTACATGATATGCCATCTGGAACTGGAAATAATATATCAGGTAATTATTATTGGACATCTAGAACTAACGGTAACGATGGGGCATATTTAGTTTTTCAAAATGACGGCAATTTAGTACTTTATAAAAAAGATGGTGGAGTTGCTTGGTCATCGGGTTCACCTGGTAGCGGAGGTGATAAATTATATATGCAAGATGATGGTAATTTGAAAATGTATACTCCTAGTGGTGGCATGGCATGGCAATCGGACACGGCAAGAAAAACTCAAGGAAATTTTTCAACTGATGTTAATGCACCAACATCTTTAGAATATAAAGGTAAATGTCTAGATGCTAGTATAGATAGTACTTCTAACCCTACAGGGGCAGGTTATAGTTTAAACGAATGCAATAACAGTTTAGATCAGAGATTTTATATAGATACATATGCTGGCCATGCATATATGTTAAAAAGTAGTTCAGGTAAATGCATGGACGCTGGACGCGATGGTGGGGCTACATGGTATTGGACAACGACTTGTGACCCTGATAATAATAATCAAAATCAATTTGGTAAAGATAGTAGAGGTAATATGATTGGATTTAAGTATCAGGGTAGTAGATGCGTGGACATAGGTAACAATAAATTAAATTGGGATTGCAGCGCTACTAATGATAATCAGCAAGTAACATGGAGAGAATTTTAAATATAATATGTATTTTTAATGATTTTTTTACAAAAAATCATTAAAAATAAAAATGATAATTTTATTTTTTTACAATATTATATTACTAATAAATGGATAAAGGAATAAATAATGAATCTGATTCAAGCAGTAACATTTATATAGGTATATTTGTTGTTATATTGATTATAATTATTATCTTCTATTTTAAAAAATCTTCTATAATTGTAAAATCACCTACAAAAACCACATCAGCAATTACACCAATACCAATACCAATAACATCAGCAGCATCATCTAATTCATCATCATCAACATCACCATCAACTACATCATCTACAGTAGCAGCAATATCTACATCAGATACATCATCAACAGCAGTTACACCAACTGTAGTAAATGCGGATTGCGTTCAAAGTGACTGGACTAAATGTGATCCAGATACTAGTACTCAAACAAGAACTATTACAACACAACAATCTGGTACTGGAACTGCATGCGGTGCAGTAACACAAAGTTGTATACCTAATATTGATTGTGTAATGGGTCCTTGGGATACATGTGATCCAGATACTAGTTCTCAAAATAGAACAGTTGTGACAGGGCAATCTGGCATTGGAGCTGCATGTGGTGTATTAACACAACCTTGCACACCTAATATTGATTGTGTAATGGGTCCATGGGATACATGTGATCCAAGTACTAGTACTCAAAAGAGAACCGTTAAAACCCCACAATCTGGTATTGGAGCTGTATGTGGTGATTTAACAAAACCTTGTATACCTGATATTAATTGTAAAATGAGTGATTGGGGTACATGTGATCCGAGTACTAGTTCTCAAAGTAGAACTGTTACAACACAACAATCTGGTACTGGAACTGCATGTGGTACATTAACAAAAAGTTGTATACCTAATATTGATTGTGTAATGGGTGATTGGGGTACATGTAATCCAAATACTAGTACTCAAAAGCGAACATCTATAATAAAACGATCTGGTACTGGTGCTGCATGTGGTGCATTAACACAACCTTGCATACCTGATATTGATTGTGTAATGGGTCCTTGGGATACATGTGATCCAATCACTAGTACTCAAAAGCGAACAGCTACAACACAAAAATCTGGTAATGGACATGCATGTGATGTAGATGTTCAACCTTGCATTCCAGATATTAATTGTGCAATAAGTACATGGGGTGTTTGTGATCGTACTACACGCACACAAAATCGAACAGTTACAACACCACAATCTGGTAATGGGGATTCATGTCCATCATTGACTCAAAGTTGTACACCAAGAGCTTATAATAAATATGATACTACAGATTTCACAAATCAAGGAGATCTTTTACATAAAGATGGAACTATAGATCAATGCGAAACATTATGTGATAACACTCCTACTTGTAATGGGTTTACACATAATGGTACACACTGTTGGCTTAAACATCTTAATAGTAATAGTACACCACAATATACTAGTTCTGTAAGTTATTATTATACTAATGGAGGTGGTGGTACTGGTGGAGCTTCAGCTCCACCACCAAGAACATATAATTCATATACAAATGCAGACTTTAAAAGCACGCCTGCTATTCGATATATAACTGATACAGTTGACAATTGTCAAACTACATGTGATGCAATAACTGATTGTAATGGATTTGCATATAATGGAAGTGAATGTTATTTTAAAACTACTAAGGGGTCGGATTCAGCAGTTTATTTAAATGGAACTGATTATTATTATATTGGAGGTGCTGGAGGTGCTGGGGGAACTGGGGCTCCTCCAGAGCCAGTAAAGAGAGAGTATAAATACTACGTAGATACTGATTTTAAAAATCAAGGAGATCTTCAAAATCAAGCTGGTACTGCAGCAGCATGTAAAAAAACATGTGATGGTACACCTAATTGCAATGGATTTGCATTTAGTAATGACCACTGTTGGCTTAAAAGTATTAATAGTACTAATGTTTCTAGTACTACTCCAGGTTCAACTTATTTCTATACTACGGGTGGTGAAGGTGCTCCAAAGGTTGATTGTGTAATGGGTCCTTGGGATAAATGTGACCCTACGTCAAAAACTCAAAAAAGAGTTATTACCACACCTAACTCTGGTAATGGTGCGATTTGTGGTGATTTATCACAAAACTGTATCCCCGATATTGATTGTGTAGCAGGACCTTGGAGTGCATGCCCCAAAGTACCAGATGCTTCTGGGCACTATACTCAAACTAGAAGTATAGTAACACCACAATCTGGTAATGGTACTTATAATGCTTGTTTAAGTCTATCTGCATATTGTGTTCCAGATTTAGACTGTACTGTAGGTGATTGGGGAACATGTGATCTTAATTCAAGTACTCAATCCAGATCTATTACAAGGAACAAATCTGGAAATGGTGCTAATTGTCCATCATTGACTCAAAGTTGTACCCCCAATAAACCTTGTGTATTAAGTGATTGGAGCACATGTAATCCTGCCAATAGTACACAAACTAGAACAGTTTTAAGTGAAAGAACAGGTAATGGAGCCCCATGTGATAGTGTGGCGTCTCGACCTTGTATTCCAAATGTCAATTGTGTTCAAAGTGGATGGAGTACATGTGATTATACCGGAAAACAAACTCGAACTGTAACAACTAATCAATCTGGCACTGGAGCTCCATGTGGTCCACCTGTACAACCATGTGCAGCACCACCTTATAATTGGGGAGGTTCTATTAAACCAGGAACAATTATATACCCTAATCAATATATGAGATCACCTTCTGGTAATAGAACATTATATCTTAAACCAAATGGAGATTTATGGTTATTACATGATATACCATCTGGAACTGGAAATAATATATCAGGTAATTATTATTGGACATCTCAAACTAATGGAAATGATGGAGCATATTTATATTTGCAGGAAAGTGATGGTAATTTAGTACTTTACACAAAAGATGGTAGAGGAGTTCTCTGGTCAACTGGTCCCGCTGGTAGTGGTGGTGCACATTTTGACTTGCAAGATGATGGAAATATGGTACTATATAGAGCTAATGGAGGTGTAGCATATGCTTCAGCTACAGATAGAAAATATATAAATAATTTTTCAACTGATGTTAATAAGCCTACATCTTTAGAATATCATGGTAAATGTTTGGATGCTAGTGTAGGAAGTAACCAAAATCCTACACAGAAGGGTTATGGGTTAAATGAATGTAACCCTAGTAGTTTAGATCAAAGATTTTATGTAGATACATATGCCGGACATGCATATATGTTAAAAAGTAGTTCAGGTAAATGTTTAGACGCAAATAATAATAAAACTGGTAATAATCCTAACCTAAACTGGTATTGGTCTACTGACTGTAATCCAGCTCATGATAATCAAAATCAATGGGGTAGGGCTAGTGGTGGTAATATGATTGGGTTTGGATATCAAGGTAATAGATGCGTAGACATAGGTAACGATAAATTAAATTGGGATTGTAATGCTACTAATGATAATCAGCAAGTAACATGGAGAGAATTTTAAACATTCTTATGGATTTTTGACAGTTTTTCACAAAACTGTCAAAAATAAAAAAATCTATAAAAATAAAAAAAATGATAATTTTATTTTTTTTACGTAAATATAAGCTAATAAAATATAAGCTAATAAAAGCTAATAAAAATATTATAAAATGGATAATCTAGATGCGAGTAAACCGAAATCTAAAACTGGTATTTATATAGGCATATTAATAATAATCATTATTATAGTTATTGCCGTAATTTTAACATCTACATCATCATCATCATCAACAACACCATCTAATTCAACAACACCATCATCTACTCCATCAACATCTAATTCAACATCTAATTCAACACCAGCTACAGTAAATATGAATTGTGTTCAAAGTGATTGGAGTAAATGCGATCCAAGTACTAGTTCTCAAAAACGAACAGTTATAATTAATAAATCTGGTAGTGGTGCAGCTTGTGGACCATCAACACAAACCTGTATCCCTGATATTGATTGTGTAATGGGTCCATGGGATAATTGTGATCCTAATTCATATACACAAAATCGAACAGTTACAACACCACAATCGGGTAATGGTGCAGAGTGTGATGTATCAACACAAAATTGCACACCAGATATTAATTGTGCTGTAGGTGATTGGGGACCATGTGATACTAATTCAAGTACTCAATCCAGATCTATTACAGTAGACCAATCTGGAAGTGGCGATGAATGTCCACCCTTGACTCAAGGTTGTACTCCAAATAATGATTGTATAATGAGTACATGGGGCACATGTAATCCTAATACAAATACACAAACTAGAACAGTTGTAAGTGGAAAAACAGGTAATGGAGCTCCATGTGGTGCATTATCCAAACCATGTACTCCAAATACCAATTGTGTTCAAAGTGGATGGAGTACATGTGATTATACTGGAAACCAAACTAGAACTGTAACAACTAAACAATCTGGTAATGGAACTCAATGTGGACCAGCTACACGATCATGTGCAGCACCACCTTATAATTGGGGAAGTGTGATCTCGAAAGGAACAATTATATACCCTAACCAATATATGCGCTCATCTTCTGGTAATAGAACATTATACCTTAAACCAAATGGAGATTTGTGGTTATTACATGATATGCCATCTGGAACTGGAGATAATATATCAGGTAATTATTATTGGACATCTAGAACTAACGGTAACGATGGTGCATATTTAGTTTTTCAAAATGACGGCAATTTAGTACTTTATAAAAAAGATGGTGGAGTTGCTTGGTCATCGGGTTCACCTGGTAGCGGAGGTGATAAATTATATATGCAAGATGATGGTAATTTGAAAATGTATACTCCTAGTGGTGGCATGGCATGGCAATCGGACACGGCAAGAAAAACTCAAGGAAATTTTTCAACTGATGTTAATGCACCAACATCTTTAGAATATAAAGGTAAATGTCTAGATGCTAGTATAGATAGTACTTCTAACCCTACAGGGGCAGGTTATAGTTTAAACGAATGCAATAACAGTTTAGATCAGAGATTTTATATAGATACATATGCTGGCCATGCATATATGTTAAAAAGTAGTTCAGGTAAATGCATGGACGCTGGACGCGATGGTGGGGCTACATGGTATTGGACAACGACTTGTGACCCTGATAATAATAATCAAAATCAATTTGGTAAAGATAGTAGAGGTAATATGATTGGATTTAAGTATCAGGGTAGTAGATGCGTGGACATAGGTAACAATAAATTAAATTGGGATTGCCAAGCTACTAATGATAATCAGCAAGTAACATGGAGAGAATTTTAAACATTTAAAAGTTCTATGGAATTTCTTTTTTTGTAAAAAAAGAAATTCCATAATATCATATGTTAAGTTATTTTGATGGCATTCCAATAATATTAGTTGGAATAGGTGCCATAGGTGTTGGTAAAAGAGTAGGAATGTTAATAGAAGTACTATTTGGTAATAGCGCCGGAATATCAATTAAACTATCACTAATCTTACCAGTTCCATAAGGTGAATTTGCATAATCTGCATTTGCAATTTTTTGTGGCAGGGTTGATTCAATACTTTGAATATTTGTCAATTCATTTTGAATATAATTAAAAAGAGATCTCATAGCTTCTGATGACATTTGATCATTATTTGATAAATAGTTCATAAAGAAATTATTTTCAATATGTCTTACTAAATTAATATATTTATTACTTATTGTTAAACTAGCTGATGACTTAGCATCAAATTCAAAAAATGCAGCAAATGCATGTACAATTGTTGTAATACCTGAAACAACAGCAACTACAACAGCCATAGGTTGATCATTATAATTACCATTATATGATGCTAATATAGTTGTAATAGAACTTATTAAAATAATTGGGACCGTGGTATAGTTATACCATGATTTATAATAAATTGCAGCTTGTAGATGTGCATAGTATTTAGCTTTGCTAAATGTATAGTAATTATTAATTTGTTTTTCAATCTGAATGTCCATTTCTTTGGGGTTATATTAAAGTAAAAATAAAGGTTTATAATATTTTTTTTATGAGATTTTGTTAATGTAGTCTTTGACTACATTAACAAAATCTTCAAGCGTCTACATTAACAAAATCTCATAAAAAATCATATAAAAAAATATTATAAACCTTTATTCTTATCTATATATAAATGAGTAAGAATTTTGATAAAGAAACTACTGAAAAAATTAATAATACAATATCAGAATTTCATAGATCTGTTTTTAGTATTTTAAAAATATGTAGAAAGATTGAACCTGGTAATATTTTATTGGAAAGTTTACAAAAACGAATCGGATTTGCTAGGGATTTTTCTCCATTTATTATCATTGATAAATGTAAAGATAAAGTATGGGTACATCGGGAATATATTATTAATGAAGATGAAAACTTCTTCCTTCAAAAGAATTTTTCAAGTTATATTAAAGAAGATGAGAATAAGTCATTTATTAATGATATGATTACACTTATTAAATCAAAATACCAAGAGCGTTCAACTGCTGAAAAAAAAGAACTATGGAGACATATTAAACTTTTACTTAAATATGTGACTCAATATAAAGTTCTGATTAATGACGCTTTGTAATTTTGTCAATGTAGGCAAAGCCTACATTGACAAAATTTTCATAAATCCCATAAAAAATATTATAAGCATTTTTTTTATACATTATATAGTTATAAAATATTATAAGATACAAAAATGGGTAGAAGAGGAGGCGTAAAGATTAAAAAACTTAAAGTAAATACAGCAAATAGTGATGATGTAAAAGAGTTACATAAAATGTTTGGACAAATTACTGGAACTGATGATGCCGACCCAGAAATCATTATTCCTAAAATTAATAAAATATATAAAAACATTCAAGAATATAAGAAACTATATTCTGTTCTATTGAACTTTAAGACATTTATTGAACAGTTTAGTGATTTTAAAATCTGGTTTAGTGATATTGAAAAGTTCTTGAAAGAACTACTATCAACAACTAATACAGATATGAAAACTAAATATGGCGAAGAAGAATTAGACTATCATAAGATGTCTAAAGAAGAGTTGAATGTGTTTTATAAAGGTTTGAAAGACAACAAACAAATTAAACAAATGGTTATTACAGGAAGTAATCTTGCACTTTATAAAAAATATTTAGAAGATACAACTACAACAACTGTGAATGATACATTTATTTTTAAAGAGCCTGGTCTTACTCTGCAACCACTCGCATTTTCTGGACTCGACCTTAAAATTATTTGGAATACTGATGGGTTTACAGAAACTGCAAAAAAATTCATTATGACAATTTTAAGACGTACATATGTAACTGGTATTGATATGTATGATATTATTACTAGCCCCGATGTCGATATCAAGAAGTTCAGTAAAATTTTAGTTGATAGCATTGCAAATATGAAGAAGCAAATTCCACGTTGCGATAAAGCATTTGCCATCATTGAAAAGTCCGTAGAAATGCTTGAAACTAATTTCAAGACTTATTTTAGAGGATCAGTAGAAGCCGGTAATCCAAATATTATTATTGAAAGTTTCATTATGGATATTTCAACTACACAAAAAGCTGGCGCATCTGTAGCAGGTGAGTTCCGTAAAATTGTTTCATTCCTCCGAGAAAAGGGTGCTGGAAATAATGACCCTAAAGTAAAGAAGTTGTTTAGTATGTTGAATAATCAATTCTCATCTTTGGATTCAGAACTCGGAGTAAAACCTTCGGAACCTGAAGTTAAAGATGAAACAGTATAGTTTATACTAATAATATCAATAATATAACACTAATAGCTGCAAAATTAATTATATTGTAAATGTACAATACTATCAATAGTATTATTATAAATACTATTGATGCAAATATTATAGAATCCATTTTATTTATTTTTTATTGGGGTTTTATTTATTTTTTTTATTAAGATTTTATTTATTTTATTGTTCTATATTATCAGAATTTAATTAATTATTCTTATTCTATTTTTTTAATTAAAAAAATAGAATAAGTAAAAATAACTTATAATTATTGGAGTTTTGGGAATCCAGATGATGGAACCATATAACCATATCTATGAGCAACACTGACACTAACAGATGTAAGTCCAGCAATAAGAGAAAGAATCAAATAGGTATATGCAAGGGCTCCGGTAGCACCTCCAACAGAGAATGTTAGGATAATCATAATAATGATAAAAATATTGAGTGCCGCATTAATGTGGTCAAGATGATGAGAAATAAACGCTGGGATATCCATAATGTTTTATTGATTTATATAGATATGATTATATTTTCTATAAATCAAAATTAAATTAAATATAGATTAAACATATAATAAACATAAATTAAACATATAATAAAAGTGCTATAAATGAATAATACTCTTAATGAATATATTACAAGATCTGATGAAATATTATCAAACACACATATACATAATTATAATATTAAATTAAACACAAAGAATACCAATGAATTTAAAACTATGATTGCAAATTTAGAAAATACACTTCTAATGGTAAAAAATAATTACAAAAACTTTGTAACTAATACCAAGAATAAACCTAAAAGTCTTGACTTAAATTTGCCAATAATAAAGTCTAATAATAATATTAAATGGATGCCAGAAATTAATCAATATAGCCTTAAGATAAATAATCTAGTATTGCGAGGCAACTTTGCAAATATATACAATAAAAATATGGTAAATAATGAGAGAATACAAACTCATCAAGTTGTTCCATGCATGGAAAAAAACGAATGTAAAAATATACTTAATGGAGAGTATTGTAAATTTTGGCATGATCCTATGGATCTATTACTATTAAAAAATAATAATACAATAACAGAATCATTTTATAATGAAATGATTAAATATACTCGTAATTTTGCAAATACTTCTTGGATATATAGTCCAGACTCTGTACCATTGGTAGGGTCAAAAAATATGCGGTTAATTGGTTCCAAGTCTCAATTAGAAAGAGATATTTCAATGATCAAAGTTTCCGAATTATATCGAGATAATATGGAAACTATGAAACAACAAGTAATGCATGATATTTTGATTCTTTTAGTATTGAGTGAACATGGCCTTTAATATTTCAAAACCTATAAAAGTTTATATAAACATATCAAATTAAGAAAGTATAATAACAAAATGGGATATAGATCAAGTGAAAATGAAATATGCCAGTGGTGCCATAAAATGATGGTACCAGAAAAGGTAATTAAAGTTATGATTAAAGATGAAGAAGATGATTATGTGTATAATCATCCAGTTTGTTCTGAATATTGTAAAACCAGATATTTATATAAAAGAGATAATTATGATGATTTTGAAGATTACATAAAAGATACATCAACATTAAAATGTAAAACTTGTTTTGGAAATAATGCGTGTTGGGGGTTTATTTATAAACCTATAGGAGATTATTATTGTAGTGGATTACATTTAGATATTGGCCACTCTAATAAAATAGATTCAGTTATTAATAAACGACGAGAACTTCTTGAGGAATTACAAAAAAATAATAAAGAAATTTCTGATTTTGAAGAAGAAATCAAAAATCTATAAATTCAAAACTTATAATAGTTATAATAGTTATAAAGATGATGGTGATAATGGCGCATTATCTAATTGCATATGATTTTTTATACATAAACGTACAACAATTCCTAATACGTTATCATTTGTAATTGGTTTTGTTAACCAATTAAATGCATATTTCCATATTAATCGTTTTCTATTCAAATCAATAATTTTTTTCATTCGATCTTTATTATAATGAAATGCTAGTAATTCAATTATTTCATTGTTTGCTACATTATTTTTTGTACAACAAAGTATTGCATTTTTTATATCTACTTTTGTATAAGAAGAGTTATTATTAAGATAATACTCAATAGTAGGAGGATAGTTTAAATTTGCTAAGCAATTAAGTGTTTTTGTCCCAGCTTGTTGTATAGCTGGAATACGTGCAATTCTTTTGCTATCAGCTATAAACATTAAATCCTGAATACCCTCATCCATTAATGAAGCCCAAGCACTACCTGGTGCCATTGTTTTTGTTATATAAGTATAAAATTGAATAATATTATTCAATTTTATACAAGTAAATGAGTCTAGGTATACATGTTTCAAAAACTATGGAAGTAAATGGCAAGAGTTATAAAACAATACTTAGTGGACTTAAAGGTGAATCAAAAGGTTTAAATTTATCCGCAATTAGTTTGTTTATTATTGGGCCTAGAAATTCTAAGTTGGTATCAATGGACTATAATAATATTGATAAATATTGTATTGATAATGATATTACTATTTGGCCACATGGTTCATATACAACTGCTGGAATTTGGAATGTTACTGAAAAAAATATAAATACAGAAAAAAGTAAAGCTGCTATTGATACTATTTTAAGTCATCTTACTACTGGAGAAAAACTCTCGGCAAAAGGTGTTGTTATTCATTTGCCAAGACATGATCTTGATTCAATTATTGAAACTATGCATATTTTAAGTAATGAAATTGATAATTCAAAACCTAGTTCTCCATATTTTACAATTGAGATGCCAGCAAGTAAACCAAGTGAAACACTTACATATGAAACTCCAGAAAAATTAAATAAACTTGTAAAAGTTTTAAGTGATGATAAAGATATTACATTAAAGTGGAATTTATGTATTGATACTTGCCATCTTTGGGCTGGTGGGATTAATATTAAGAAATGGAATTTATGGAAAAATGATTTATCAAAAGATACTAAAAATAAAATTAACCTTATTCATTTAAATGGAGCTGAGGCAAGGAATTTTGGAACTGGAAAAGATCATCATATTACACCATTGTCACTTGAAGACGCTATTTGGGGTAGTTTAATTAGTAAAAAGTCGCGAGATCAAATAAATATGATTGCAAATGCTGATCTAGCTAAAACAAATTTATACGATATACTTACATCTGATGAACATAGTAACATAAAAAAATCAAGTTTGAATTCAATTGTTAAATTTGCTAAATTGAAGAATATTTCAATGATTATGGAAATTAAATCTGAAGATTATCTCAATATGAAATTGGCTTTGGATGTGATTAATCATTTGTTATCATAAAACAAAAAGAAAAGTAAAAATATGAACATATCTACTTATTATTCAGATTCTAGTTCTAATTACGAGTTAATGTAAATTCCTAACTGAGTCAAATAACTAATAAATTCGACATTTTTTTTATTTTTTATGTAATTATAATAAGCAGATTTAGAAATAATTATATAATCATTATGATCTAAATATGACACATCTATACCATCTTTAATTAATAAATTTGCTAAGTCTATATCTTGATCTAATAATGCCTTTCGTAAATGCTGAACTTGTAGATTATGATATTTGTCATAACTTATAGGTTTTGTAAATAAATTAAAATATTGTTCTTTTCTAATCTTGTAGCCTAAAATTGACTTTATTGTTGTTGCCATTTAATATAGATTTAATAAATTCAATTTTCTTTGTTGTGTAGGTCGAAGACCTACATTTTTGTTTTTGAGCCTTGCTCAAAAACATTATTCTTAAGAAAGTTACTATTATAGATTTGACTAACTTTAATAATATGTAATATTCCATAATGATTTTCAATAAAATAATACAAAAAATGTAAATAACCAATTTATAAAGTTACCAAAATCAAACAATAATTTATTCATACTTTTTATTATAATATTTGAAACAAACTAATGAATAGCCGGCGACTTTCTGCAATACAAAGCTCATGGGTATAGAAGTTGCTAGTTCCGAAAGTCGCCGGCTTTTCATTAGTTTGTTTCAACAATTTATTTTACTTTTGCATCATAATACATATTGAAATGAAAAATATACAATGAAAATAATTTTGGAATATTGTTAATTATAATAATATCAAAGTTAGTTAAAATCATCTGTTGCAAAAAAATCAAACAGAAATTCTAAAAAATAAAATCTGGAAAATTTCTGTTTGATTTTTTTGCAACAGATGATTTTACATAATTATAATATAAGTTTTTGGAACTTTGTTCCAAAAACAAAAGTGTAGGTCTTTGACCTACACAACAAAGAAAATTGAATTTTTGAATACATATAAACTTATAATAGCAAAACAATATAATAAAATATCAAAGTAATATAACAAAATGCCAATAAATTTAGTTGCATGTGTTTGTATTTACAAAAACAAATTAGCAATTGGTAGTAATGGCGATCTGTTATTTAAAATAAATGGAGATCATCAGTTTTTCAAAAACCTTACCACAAATTCATTAGGACCTCTGGGATCAAAGGGTGCAAAAAACATTGTATTAATGGGGCTTACAACTCAAAGATCGCTACCAAATAGAATATTGCCAGGACGAATTAATTTTGTTTTAACTAACAATGAACTATTATGGACAAAATTACCAAAAAAACCGAAGAATTTAAAAATTAATAAGCTTTATTATATGAATATGGAAACATTTAATAATTTGTATTACAAAAATACAGATTTAAATGTATTTGTTATTGGAGGAAGTAGAGTTTATAATCATTTCTTAGAATATAAAATGGTTGATAAATTATACATTACACATGTAGAACGCGCAGATGGAAAATCTATTAGTTTTGATAATGATCGAACTCCTGATACATATATGAATTATTTTTCACATGAATATAAGTTTATTAGTTATTCAGAAAAATATACAAAAGTTATTGATGATATTGAATATAAAGCCAGAATTTTATATTATATTAAAGACAAAGATTTTCCAAAATCTCATAATTCACATAATGATGGTGAATTTCAATACTTGAACTTAATGAAAAAAATATTCAGAGATGGAAATGATAGACCCGATCGTACAAATACTGGAACAGTTAGTTTATTTGGAACTAGTATGCGATTTGATATTAGTAATTCTATTCCTATTTTGACTACTAAACGAGTTCCATTTAAAACAATTCTATATGAATTGTTATGGATGTTACAAGGTAATACTGATGCTAAAATATTGCAAAGACAAGGGGTTCATATTTGGGATGGTAATACATCACGAGAATTCTTGGATAAAGCAGGATTATATAGTTATCCAGAAGGTGTATTAGGTGCTGGTTATGGTTGGCAATTGCGTAACCAAGGTGCAGAGTATTCACCTGCATGTGCAGACATGTCCAAAGTCCCTACCCTTAATATTGGAGGATTTGACCAACTTGCTTATGTTGAACACCTACTTAAACATGATCCATTTTCACGTAGAATTATGTTTAGTTATTGGAATCCTAGTGATTTTGATAAAACTGCACTTATCCCTTGTCATACACATTGTCAGTTCTATGTTACTTATGGAGAGAATGGTGGAAACGATGGGGTAAAATATTTAAGCTGTCAGTTTTACATGCGTAGCAATGATATCTTTCTTGGTAATAGTTTTAATTTAGGATTTTATAGTATTCTTACTTATATTTTGGCAAAGCGTTGTGGAATGCAGCCAAAGGAATTGATTTATACATGTGGTGATACACATATCTATAAAAATCATTTGGAACAAAGTAAATTACAATTAACAAGAACACCTAGACCATTTCCTATGGTAAAACTTGATGATTCATTAATTCATAAAGAATGGCAACGTATGACAGTTGATGATTTTGAACTTATAGGATATTTCTATCATCCTATGATTAAGGCGCCGATGGCCATATGATTGCGACTTTGTCGTTTTTTGTTTTACTTCGTAAAACAGTTATATTTTTATATTTTAACTTTTTTGAGGAGATTTTTTTGCAAAAAAATTAAATGAGTAAAATTCTCAAAAGTTTATACAATTTGTTTAGGTAAATTCCTAAAGATTATTTCTTTGAAGTCTTCTTGGACTTCTTAGATTTCTTTGAAGTCTTCTTTGAAGCTTTCTTACCTCCATGCTTAGCATGGGATGTTTTCTTGGAATGTTTCTTACCTCCGTGAGATGGTTTCTTGTGCGATTGTTTTCTAACAGTGACTGCCATATTTGTATATAAAGAAGCGTTATAGTTTTTCTAAATAAAAAAATATTAATAATAAAATAATATTTATATTATTAAATTCGTAATGCTTTGTTATATTTTTTAAATTCATGTGTTATTTTACTATATAGAGTAATTATTTTATTATGTATAGGTTTTGATAAATTTAAAAATTTAACTTCTGGAAGAGACACCCATTTAATTTGTTCTACTTCTGTAATTTGATTAAAATTACGAAAATCAATATGTGGATTTGTAAGCTTGTTATTATCTTTTAATGCCGCTATATAATATATAGATTGATAATTAACATTATCGTCTACAAATGAATCAATAACAGGTTTAACATTATATAATAGGTTATATTTTGTATAATCTATGCGAGTTTCTTCATAGAATTCGCGAATAGCACATTCAATATCAGTTTCAAATAATGAATTATCTTTTTTATTTTTTCCTCCTTTTGGAATTTCCCAAAGAATTTCTGAGTCAGTACTTTGCTGTATTAATGTTCGAAGTCTTTTACCATTATCATATGAAAAGTTTGCTTCAAATTTATTCTTTTTTTCATAATATATTTTGTTTATTTCTGCATTTGTAAATCGCTCTTCAATCGGACAATTTGAAAAGTTTGTCGATTTATATACATCTGTAATATTAAAGTATTTTTCAGGATTATTAAGCCAAACTCGATACCACATCTGACTAAATTGCATACTAATAATATCAATCTTTTCTGAAAAACTCATATTATTAAATAAGTATTTTAAATATTTATCATCATTTTTTTTATATTTTCCCATTATGAAAGTTACAAAATAGTAACTATATCGTTTTTTTATTAATATGATTTCTATATTGTTATTACATTCTTTATTATATCGACATAGTGCAATACCGTAAGATTTTTTAATCTTCATTAGTTATTAAGAGTTTTAGAGTTTATAATATTTTTTTAATTAAAGATTAATCCATATAATATAATAAATACAATAAAATGATTACGATTGTACCTGATAGTGGAAGCTACATTCAAAATGGACAAATTAGAAGTTCTGGTGGATATTATGATTCAGCAAATTCTCTTTTTAAACAAGGAACATGGCGTAGTGGAAAGCTACATGGTGCCTCATGCAAATCTACCGATTATAGTGGAAATATGGTAGATATTCGATCTGGTCCATATAATATCGGCAAAGAAAATGGAACAATTACTGAATATGTTTTCCCAAAATCTTCATGGTTAACCTTTATTGCCAGTCCTCCTGCAGGAGTTGCAGCAACTAAATATGTGCAAGTGTATACAAATGGAGTATTGTCTTCAACTACCTCTACTAGCTCTGTAAATATTAAAGGCGATATTACATACAATGTTAATGGATATATTAATAGTTTCACCTTCAATGAGGTATAATGAGCGTTTTTCACAAAACGCTCATTATACTATTTCGTATTAGGAAAAAATAATAGTTCTTATTGTGAAAAATTTAATATCTCTTACTAAGAAAACAAAAAATATTTTTTGAAATGGGTGTTTTTCACAAAACACCCATTTCAGTAATAGTAGTAGAGCTCTTTACGTTCGCGTATTACAAATGGGAAATTAACAATCTTCAAAATAGTTAATAAACTAACATCTTTTATTTCTTTTGGTGAAAACTTCTTATAATTATTATAATATGTATTATAAATGTACTTGGGGATAAGTTTAAGGGTATTACTTTTTGATATTTGAAGTCTGAATATATTCAGATATTCACAAAGATTGCGTTCTATATCAATTTCAATATATTTAAGTTTATATTTTTTGATATTTTTTGAAATTTGCGAATTTTTATTTGTAAATATGTCAAAATATAAACTTCGTTTGTATATATTTTCATTTGTATCAATTACTATTATATCACTATATTTTTGTGGATTTTCAGTTAACTGATGTTCTAATTCAGCAGTTAATACTTTAATTAGTTGTTTACTATGTTCAAAATTATTTACATCTAATATAATGACATCTCTTGCTATTTGTTCTTTTTGGTATGTATCATTTAAATACATTCTAATACGATTGCCAAGTAATGTTTTACCAGATGTTGGAGGCCCTGTGATAAAGATTACTTTAGTAATATTTTGATTAGTTTGATTTGTGTTAGATGAAACCTGATCATTAAGGATATCATTAAAGGATGGCTCTATTAATACTTTGTGTTTTAAAACTACATCTTTAATATTAATATTATGATTATGCCACTTCCAACTTCTTGGAGACATATCATTTAGGAATACATGATTTGGAGTTAAAAAGTTTTTTATTCCTATATTATTGGCAAATGCTCTATCAGTAATATTATCTGCAGGTTGAGTTGTTGTTTTAATTCTGCCTGCATTATTTCCTATTAGTATAGAATTGTCTAAATTAATCTTTTTACCGTCTTTAGATTGATATAGATGTTCCAATTTTGTAATAATATGAGTGTATGGTTTTTTAAACCTATTATAAGAAAGCGAAAACATTATTATAAAAGGTATATTTGTATCACTTTCTAACTGCATTAGTTGAATAAACTTTTCAGCAGCTTGTTTTAGTAAGTATTGTGGTTGATTTTGCATATTTTCAATTATTATAATAGAACCATTACTTTCATGTATTTTTTGGAAAAAGGGTATGATGCTCTTATCATATAATTCTAAATATTCTACTGTTTCTTTTTTAACATCTCCTTTTATTAGAGTATTATTAAATGAAGTTATTACAATATTTTCATTATACTCAAAATGACCAGATGAAAAATATAATACATCTATATCATTCTCGTAAACCCACATATATAATATTATTTATTAATGATATAATATTATTATACTTATAATATAAATGACTGGAAAAACTAATTATTTAGCTGGGGCTTATTATTCCAGTCCAGATGAATTATGGAAAGAAGAAAATATAAAACCAGAATCTAATGTAAAGGATTTAATATCTAAATTAGGTAAAACGCAAATTACTAAACCTATACCGCCTGCACCACCTGCACCAGTGCCAACACCTCCTATGACTCCTATGACTACATCTAAGCCTATATACCTAGATACAAATGTAGAGACAAAGGATCCTAAACCTACATTATCACCAAAGATATATTATACACCTAAACCTGTATTGTTCCATCAATTATATGAATATGCAATGAATTATATACCTATTTATTATTCTTATGAAAGACATAAGCGTTTAGAAGAAGCTGTTAAAATGGCTATTATTAGAGGATTAACAATGAATAGATCTGAATTAGAAATAGAACTTCTAATTAAGAATATTATAGATAAAGGAGAACTTAGTAATATTACTAATATTATAATTGAAAATCCTCATAAGAAGAATAGTATAAAAAAGTCTTCAAATAAAACTTCTAACAAACAATCTAATGATTCATCTAATAAATCAACAAAGTCCATAAAAAAGGATTCAAAGAAAACTTCAAAAACTATAAAAAAAGCGTCAAAGAAAATTTCAAAAAAAAATAAAACATCAAAGTCGTCGAAGAAATCAAAATCTAAGAAGACTTCGAAAAAGACTTGAATAAATATTCTTTCCAATTTATTTTTTCATTCTTTGGAAATGTATCATGTAAATATTGTAGAGATTTGATAATAATAACTTTTATAGATGGAAATGCATTAGGATATTCCTGTTGTAAAAATATCCCAGATACCAAAACAAAAAATGTATATAACATTTATAATATAACTATAATAATGTATTTAATATAATATTGTTAAATTTCCAATTCTAATTGAATAAATGATTTCATATAATCTGTATCTACAAATTCTGATGAATATTCATTAAATAGTTTTATAAAACTATTTAATTCATCAAATGACCATTTATCATCTGTTGTATTATAAAATCTGATAACAATTCTTAGAAAGTTACCATCACATAATTCAGAAATATCACGTTGATAACTATTTGATACATATTTAGATCCTGAATCATTTTCACATCCGCAAATACCTGAATTTTTTTCAAAATACGATTCTTTTAAACCACAGTATTTTTTTATTATATTTTTATAATTTTTAATAAACTCTTCATAAGCTGAAGAATGCTGAGTATCTTTATCTAATTCAAATACTACACGAGTATGATAAATATCAGGTACAGATAGGTTCATTGTTATTTTTTATTATAAAAAATCAATTTTTGACTTAGTCAAAACTATCATTGATAGTAATGAATACAAGTAATATTCTTAATTTTGCTTAAATTAACAGCATTTATATTTTTTATATCATCGTCAACAAATATGACTTCTTCATATTCATTTGAAAGTTTTTGTAAAATACTTAATTTCAAACTACTTGTGTTATTACTTATGGTACTATTAAAGTTATATTTAGTATCTCCAATAGCAAATACTAAATCGCGATTTATTGTATATTTAGTGCCTAAATTTTTTTGTAAGAAAGTGTTAACTGATTCATGTATGGTATCTTCTAATCCACGTGCTGTTAATATTCCTATATCATACCCTAAATCATGATTCTTCGCTAATAACTTTAAATTATCATGAATTGGTAGACCTCTAATAATACTATTAGCAACCTTTTCTGGATGATTATATTCATCAAATAAATATTGCGATAGTGAATTTTTATTATCTCTAGCAAATTGATATGATGTTAAATATGATATATTTCCATTCAAAATCTTTTTAATATATATATCATGTGCAACTAGTAAAGTATCGTCAATATCAAACATAATACATCTTTTAGTCATAGATTTATATAGATTCATTATAGATTTATATTGATTTATTATAATATTATACTTTAAAAAAATTCAATTTTCTGTTTAGAATTAGTGATGTAGAGCTATGCTCTACATCACTAATTCTAAACGAC